ATGCGAGCCCCTCGTCGCGGAGCTGTGTCGGTGTCGGTCGGCGCTGCTCGTAGAGCCGATCACCAAATAGGTCCTTCATGCCCGTCATGCGTCTACCTCCCTTTTCCAATTCTTTCGGGTCGTTGCACTGCCTTCCTGCGCTGTTCAACTTTTTTCAACCATTTCTCGGCACGATCTGGAAACTCATTCTCAAAACGATGATCTAACTTCCTGCGGCCATCAAGTTGAGCACGTCGCCAATTCATTTTGCCGGTCATTTTTGCGGTCCCTAGTGCCACATACTGAGGATCTTACTTGTTTCTAGAGTCTGTTCTTTTTTCTTCGCGAGAGTCTTTTCTTAATTGAGAGAGAGAAATTCAACAGGAGAATCCCTCACCGAAGGTGAGGCCGCCAGCCAGCTCCCAACTGTAGGCTGACGCGGTCGTCAGGCCACAGCCAAGAGTTGGTTGCTAGCGGCGAGCCGCCCCAACAGTTTTTTTAAAGACGGTTCCTGTTCCCGCCTTTTCGCGCCTTCGGGAGCCTGTTGGTTCGCCTGCTCCCTGCCCATGTGCGACGCTCTCCCATCCATTGGGCATTGCCATTATGCGGACCGGATCGACTGCTGGTAAGCGCCTGAATCCGCACGTACGCGGGTACTACCGGCTGTGGATTGGCTGGGCTGGGGGGTTTGAAAACCGCAAAGACTGGTATATATTGCGATTCTCAAATCCGACCGCTGGTAAGCCAATCGGATTTACGCGCCCGTCCCTCACAACCGCTAGGGGCGGGCGCACTCATTTCAGCGCTGATTCGTAGGAAACGGCAAGAGGCCTTCCCCGATATACACAGGGGGAAAATTTGTTAGTTGGGGAGCGACGTTTGGTGCCAGCACAAAAAGATTGCACGACTCAGGGAGCCGTGCTTTTAAGGAATCGCTTACGGTTTTACCGTGAGCACTGGCGAGCTGGATTGTTGTTGCATGTTTGTAGCGTGACCGGCTCGTTCATCGGCCCGCTGGTCCCTTCGTCCGCCGCATCCGTGGGGGCCAGCGGGTTTCATCCTCGCTCTGTACGCTCTCCGACGCAAGGATGATTTACATGTGGTGGATACGGAACGAGAAAAGATGGTCTTGCAATTTGCCCCCCGGTCATCCCGGCCGCTGTCAACCTGGACGGTGGCCTAGCTGGCAACTCGTGCTCTACATGCTGACGTTTGGACTACGTCCTATTTTTAAGCACTAGTATTTGTGCCCGGCCTAGTCACCGGGCGGGGTATTTGACTGCTAGACACCCGAAGGCCGCTAACCCCAAAAACATCCGGTATCCTTAGCAAGAAGTGCCCGGGGGCCGATGTCCGAGCGGACTATTTCAGCTAATCATTGATATAACTAGTCCACTCGGGCGGATTCGAACCCTGACCCAGGCGATTGAGTTCGATCTTCGGTAACCCATCCATTTTATCCTTCCAGCATAAATAATTTTTGCCTATAATCGCGGTCGCCTATGCTGTCGAGGCACAGACGATAGCGCCAAGACGGAGATCGCGCCATGTTGAGCGCCCAGGATGCCGCCGTAATCAAAGGAATGCTCGCACGAGGAGATAAGCAACACGATATTGCTGCTCACTTTGCAGAAAACGGTGCACGCATCGCCGAGATTAAGAGCGGAGAAAAGTTCACCGATGTCAAAGCTGCTTTACCAACCTCACTCCCGCCAGCGAAAATCCCACGCTTTGTTGATCCAAAGGCTCCGCTCGAAAAGCAGATCGAGCAGCTACGCATGTTCATCAACAACCCACCCGAGAATGGCCGTTGGATCACATTCACCCCCAAGCTGTCCGATTGGATCAATACGAATCTCAACAATCACAATCGGCGTAAGCGCCCGGCAAATATCAAACGCTTCTCAGCGGCCATGGCAGCGGGGGAATGGACGGCAACAGGCGATACCGTCAAGTTCAGCAGCGAGCACACGCTGATTGACGGGCAAAACCGTTTCGCCGCAAGCGTGGCTTCGGGAAAGTCATTCAAAACACTCACCGTCTTCGGCATAGCGCCCGAGGCTTTTGCCAAGATCGACACCAATGCTGTGCGCACTAATGCTGACACGATGGAGATCGTCGGCGTACCGCACAGCAGAATCGTAGCATCCGCTGTGCGATGGTTGATGATCGGGCAAGACCGTGGACGTCAGATCACCAACACCGAGCTGCACGATTATTATCGTGAGCATGTTGACAGCGAAGCTATTCAGTTGGCGGCGCGCCGCGCCATCAGCGCCGGACGTCTGCTGCCGCCTGGATCATTGACCTACCTGCTTTATCTTTTCGAAAAGAAAAGCAAACGGACAATGGAATCGTTCGCTGCCGACCTCGCCAAACGGATCCGTGGGATCCGCAAGCTGATGACTCAAGTGGATAAACTGCGCAAGGAACAGTTAGGCCGCGTGAATGAGCTACAGTTGCAAGCGATGATCATCTTGACTTGGAACGCCTACCGCAGCAACACGCCGGTCACCGCTTCCATGCTGAAATGGGACAGCGCCAAGGAGTTCCCCGACATTGCTTGAGAAGTCTGCGAAGGTGGTGTCGCTCAACCCGAGCGGCATCACCATTCTTCCTGAGCGCATGCGTCGGCTGCGCTCAGAAGTAGTCAATGAACTAGTTGAATCAATCAAGCGACAAGGTTTGCTGCAACCAATCGTGGTGCGCCCGAGGCCACGCGGCGGCATGGGCTATATCCTGATTGCTGGTTGGCACCGCCTGATGGCTATTCGCAAACTCAAGGGCGAAAGCATCAAGGCTTCCGTGCTCGATGGATTTGATGCCGATCACGCAATGCTCGCCGAGATCGACGAGAATCTGGTCCGCGCTGAACTTACTGAGGCTGAGGAAGCGCAGCACCTTGACCGCCGTAAAACTTTGTACGAGCAGCTCTATCCCGAAACGAAACACGGTGGCGCACCAGGAAAATCCGGTGGCGGTAAGAAAGCGAAAGGAGGCAAAAGGCGATCTTTCGTGAAAGATACCGCAAAAAAGACAGGACGACATAAAAGCACCGTTTCAAAAAAGGCCAAACGCGGCAAACAGGGGCGTGGCTGGCTCTCAAAGATCGTCGGCACCTGCCTCGACAAGGGCACCGAGATCGACGCCTTGAACAAGCTTTCGCCGAACGAGCGTAAAAATCTTATCGCTCAAGCGCGACGTGGCGAGAAAGTCAGCGCGAAACTACGACTCAAGCAGCTCAAGCGGGAGCAGCGCGAGAAGGAACTCAGCACCAAACAGGTGGCGCTGCCGACCAAACAATATGGCGTAATCGTTGCTGATCCTGAATGGCGATTTGAGCCGTGGTCGCGCAAGACCGGGTTAGATCGTGCGGCGGACAATCACTATCCGACTTCGGTGCTGGAAGTGATCAAGGCGCGTGACGTGGCATCGATCTCGGCCAAGGATTGCGTGCTGTTCTTATGGGCGACGACACCGATGCTTCCGCACGCTCTGTTGGTTATGGCGGCATGGGACTTCGACTACAAAAGCAATTATATCTGGAGGAAAAATAAAGCTGGGACAGGCTACTGGAATCGCGAGCGGCACGAGTTGTTGCTGATCGGCACCAAGGGCGATATCCCAGCTCCCGCACCCGGCAAGCAATGGGAATCGATCATCTCTGCAGCACGCGGCAAACATAGTGAAAAACCAGTTCGTGCAATGAAGATGATCGAAGAATACTTTCCGAACCTGCCGAAGATCGAACTCAACTGTCGCGGCAAGGCGCGGCCGGGATGGACTGCATGGGGTAATGAAGCCGAGGAGAAACGCAAATGACCCAGGAGCGGAAGGCGACCAAAGAAGAGCAAATCTCAATCATTCAAGAAGCGGTCGAGACTACCATCAGTCAGGCAGCCGAACTATCTGGCCTGCGCAATTGGCTTATCTATCGTCATTTCAAACAACTGAAGGCTGGCGAGTGGCCCAATGGCGAGATGATCAATTTTAGCGAGGGCGAAGGTTTGATCCAGGCGCTTAACCAAATCATCGACCCGGATGATAGTGAATATTTGACCTCCCGCTGGTTCACTGAATGCTGTACGGAAAAGGGAATCTTCAAATTGCATGAGATAGTTTACGAAGACGAGCCGCTTTAGGTGCCCGCGAACAGTGGCGTAACGAGATGGGCGAGCCTGGGATTGGCGAGCCCACAGGCGTAGCTCCATCCGGCAAAGGCATCGCCCTCGTTATCGTTTGCAACCTCAACACCGAGCATGTGCGCAACGCGCATGACTTCGGCTTTGCCTTCGCTCTTTCCTGATTTGGTTCTGCCGTGTCGACGCTGGCCGGTCAGATGATGCCGCGCGTCCTGTACGGAAAAGGATTTGATATCGGTAATGCCCGCACGCATAGCACAGAGTTCGAGCACACCGATCATACCACGTAACAGCGCGATGGTTTCCTCGTTCGCACCGATCTTGTTGGCCACCGCGATGGCCATCGGCGCTTCGTACCAAACCTGATCGATGCGAGCGATTTCGGCTTGTTCGATGAAGAAGTCCTCGAGCTTCTGCCAGAACAGGAGCAGGCGGGCGGGACGCCACGGCCCCGCCTCGCGCATATTCCAAGTGATTAGATCGGGCACCTTTTGCCCGATGCGCCCCCAACAAATGCCGGTCGAAGTCGCAATGTCGAAGGATGCGATGACCGGCTTGGCTTCCATCAGTGCGTCACCATTGGCTCTGGCTCGGCCTCAGCCTGGGCTTGTATCGGATCGGCTGGCGCATCGACCGGCAGCTCCTGCTGCTCCGGCTTTTTCTTGCGCGAGCGCTTCTGTCCACTTTCCTCCGGCGTGAACATGCCAGCCGGAGCGATGCGATTGAATTCGGTACAGTCCTCGAGGTAATACCGTGCATCCTCCCACAGTACCCGCGCCTTGAGTCCGTCCTGCTTGGCCTTGCTGAGGATGCGAGCTGCGATACGCGCAGCCGGGACATTGACGCCTTGTTCGGTGGCACGCTTGGTTGCCGTGCTCAGTCCCTGGCCCGCCTCGCTGGTAGCATTTTTTGTGGATATCACTTCATTTATGAAGGATCGGACGGCTGACGCTGGGGCAAGCGAGCGGATATGATCACCCTCGACGTCCCGCTGTTTACGCTTGCTAGGAAAGCCGATCACCTTTCCCTTTGATTTCTTGGAAGAACTTCTTTTTTTCGCTTTCGCCATAGGGATTCGCTCCTGGTGCTAGAGGAGCGAGAATCGTACCACATCTTGTGTGTTTTTACGAAAGAAAACGGAAAAATCCTCCTCAATTAGTTGCCGCAAATAATTTTTGCTATTATAAATGATTCCCCGGCGGATTAACGAGTCGCCAATGACGACTGCGGAAAGCGGAGGCCGCCAAATGGTTGCTCTCAGCAAAACAATCGCGGCATTGAAACCGAGGCCGTGGGACGGAAAGCGGATTCGCTTTCCGGGAGTGTACTCCAACATCTCGCTCGAGGACTACCACGGCGATATCTGCATCGAGCCGAGTATAAGCTCCTCCAGCCTACGTATCCTGTACAGCCCATTGCCCTGGGTGAAGGCGAGCCCCGCACACTACTGGTGTCGGAGCCCGTACAATCAGGAACGTACCGTTGACGACGATGAAGACGAGAAGAAAGCCTTCGTCTTAGGTCGCGCGGCACATCACTTACTGTTTGGTGAAGCCGACTTCCGCGAGTTGTTTGTCATGCGTCCCGCCACGATCAATGGCGAAGCCTGGCAGTCGAACAAAACCATCTGCAAGCTGTGGCTCAAGAAGCAAGCCGATCTCGGGTTGACTGTCGTCACCGCCGACAACATGAAGGCGATCAGGGGAATCGCCCGCGAATTAGAAAAGGATCCATTGATCCTGGCCGGATTGCTCAATGGATTGATCGAGCATAGCTGGTTCTGGAAACACCGTACCGGAATTTGGCTCAAGATTCGTCCGGACGCCACGCCGAAGGACTCGCTCGACTTTGTCGATTTGAAACTCTCCAAGTCGATTATGTGGCCTGACATGCAACGCGCGATCCGCGACTATGGTTATTACATGCAAGCCGGACTCACAGCGATGGGCGTGCGTGCGATCCTCGGCCAACCGCTCAATTCCTACACGCTGGTCTTTTGCGAGAACACTGAGCCACATTGCATTGAGATCGTCACGCTCAAGGAGAATGATATTCAACGCGGCATTGAGGCCTGCGAGAACGCGATTGCTCTGTTCGATAAATGCATGCGGGAAAAACGCTGGCCGGGACCGCGCGGCAACCGTGAAGACGCGCAGTACATCGAGCTATCCGAGTTCGATCAGAAGCGGATCGATGAAACGATCACGCTGGACCGAAAGTCATGACCCGCGCACATTTATTCTGCATAGATCAAGGCGTGTGGACCGCTTTGTCTGAGGAAGAAGTTGGCGCGACCGTGGCTGGTCTTAGAGAGATTGGCCTATATTCGCTTCCCTACAATGGAAGCATCAACGTCAGGATTATCAGAAGTCCCATGTTTTTTACGGAAGCGCATGACGTGCATAGGTCCGATGAGGAAGGATTTGTGTGGGATTGCGTGATTGTGGGCCGCCTAGGAGAACCGCAGCCGGAATTTAATCTTAAACTGGAATCCTCACCTGTGCCGTTTGAACGAATGCCGCCAGAGCGAGATAAACATAGGCTTTTGTTCCGACACAGAATGAGGGAAACAACCGGATCGGCTCACAAGCGCTCATGGTGGCGAGATGGACTGGTCGCAATACTGGCAAGCAAAGGCATTGAGAAGGTCACGCGACAGAACAAGCGGCAAAGGCTCGGCATAGGTTCTAACGCGCACGAGTACATCACTACGATCAAGCTATTCCCTTCGCTTGAGAGAGGAACAGACCAAGAGGCTCGACCAGGACGGCCTGTGCGGCCGCATCTAAGGCGGGGACATATCAGAAACCAGCATTACGGCGTAGGCAATCTATTGGTGAAACGAATCTGGATTGATCCTGTGTTTGTGAACGCCGACGATGATTTCCTGTCAACCCGCACAGCATACAGGATCATTCACTAATGCTGGCACGGTTCACAAGGTGGTGGAAACAGGTGGTGGCTTGGTTCAGGCCGGATGGAGCACATGCAAATGCGCAAGCGGAGCCGCCGGTTAATCTCCCACCGCAAACAATAACGAGCGGACCCGCGGTTGAGGCACCGGCACCGCAAACACAAAGGGGCATGAACCGCCACGAGCGCCGCTCGATGCGGCGGGATTTGCGTAAGCTGGAGCGCGCCCGTGTCAGGCGCGACAAACTTGTCACACCGAAGAATCTCGAACTACTCGACCAGATCAAGCGGCCGGAACGCGAAACGCCAGCGAAGCCGCCGCCGCAACCAAGTCCGAAAGAGGCGGAAGAAGAGGAGGAGCCGGACTACAAGACAAACGAATATCTAATCGCTGACGAGCTGGTAGTTGGCGACGGTCAGGGCGACGTATTGTTCAAGGAAAGCGAGTTTCGCGGCGAGTTCAATTTCCGTGATTCCATCCTCGAACAGTTGGACCGTTATTGGGTCTACCTAGAGCGCATGAAGAAACATGACGCAAGCGCCTATGAATTTTACAAACAGATTGGCGCAACGCTGGTCCCCTATAGCGCGACAGGAATCAACTCTACCTTGCATGACTATCACGACGGCAAGATGTCTGCGGAAGAACTCCGGACGTACAAAGCTGAAATCGAAATCCCGGCTTGGTTCAAACAACATCGTCCGGCCTTTGGCTGTATTGCGACGGGCACCGATCCACTGCACGAGCAGCATGAACGCGAATCGCCGGACCGCGGCACGTGGTGGACGCCGAAGTTCATGTATTTCATCAAGTACGAACGGCCGCCGCCCGAGCTACAGCCGAAACGCGGCGGCGACATCTACAAGATGACGGTGTGGTGGGATCGTCCGGAAGATAAGAAGCAAATGAAGTGGGGTCGTCCCTCGGACTTCGGCATCTTCATCAGCGATGATGGGGAATCAATACAACTGTTGCGCATGCTTGAAACGAAGCTGCTCCCGGCGCGCCACAAGACAGGCCACGATAAGAACGGCAATCCTTTGCGGGGCCACATGTTCGACATCCCGCAGCGGGCATGGCGCATCCCTGACGATTACGAGATATGGGCTCATCAGCACGGACTGACGGCGCAAATCCACCTTGTGCACATGTTCTGTAATCTGGTGCGCCAATACGAGCGGAGCAACTGGTCGATGGCGAGAGTGTCCGTGCACAAGGGCGATCTAACCGCCGTATTCGGAATAAGCCCGCGTCGCACGGCCTACTTCTTTCGCGACCGTGATGTCGTGGTCCACGATGGGGCGCGTGAACGCATTCTGCACTACGTGCGTCCCCACGAGCGCCATGATGGCTCGGTTGTCAAAGGCCATTTCCGTGGGGCACGCGAGTTCGATTGGGCTGGATACCGTGTACATGTGACCATCCCTGGCCGCGACCACTATTTCATTCCCGAAATAAACATGCCGGGTGTGAGCGACAGCTACTGGACGACAAAGGGCGACAAATTCATCGACAGTAAGGAGATTGCCACCGCACTTGCTCGCCACGTCGAGGGCGGAGTTCCGCTAAGGCGAGCCCTAAAGGAAATGAAAGAGGATAGACAAAAATGATTGACCGTCGCCGATTCCTGTTTGGTGCTGTGTCGTTAATTGCGGCACCCGCCATCGTGCATGCCGAGCTGATCATGCCGGTGAAGGCGATTGTCTTCCCCCCACGTTATCCTGGTGAGATCGAGTTGTCGTTAGGCCGCGACCTTCCCTACTGGGTCGACCTTCTGAAACTCGACCAAGACCCGAGATTCTGGGAGGACGCACTTTACCACGCCCACTAATCCAACGGAGAACAACATGACTAATAGCACCGAACAGGATGTCATTGAGCCATCACTGGCTCAGCAGCTCACGCGCGTTGACGCCCCATTGGAGCGCAAGCGCGTCGGTGACATGGTCGTCGACCGATGGGCTGGCCTCACGTTCGCGGAGTATCGAGAATGCGTCGAGTTCGCCAAGGTGATGGCGCAGGCAAAGCATTCCGTTCCTGCGTATCTCAAAGGCAATCCCGGTGACTGTTTGGCGATTGTGACGCAATCGTTACGATGGAGACTGGAGCCTTACTGGGTTTCTCAACATTCATATATTGCCAAAGCGGAATCGTTGATCGCCTACGATGCGGCCGTCCATGCCGCGATCCTTCTCAGCTCCGGACTCCTAAAGGAACGGCCCCGGTACAGCTACTCAGGAGAGGGCGAGGAACGCGTTTGCACGGTCACCGCGACGTTCAAGGGCGAGGCAACGGCGGTGGAATATACGACGCCGCCGATCCGAGTGTGCCGCCCTCCCAAGAACCAAGACGGCGTGGTGAAAGGTTCACCGCTGTGGACGAAAGATGCTGACCAGCAGCTTGGCTATTATGCCGTTCGGAATTTCGGCCGCCGCCATGCCCCGGAACTCCTCGGTGGCGTATACGACCGTGAGGAATTTTCGGAAACGACCCAGGACGAAACCAATGTCATCCCGCCCTCACCCAATCTAATGCAGCGCTTGCCGGGGAAGATGGAGGGTGCGGGCTTCCAGACCGACGTGGTCGATGCCGGTCTCGCCAAGGAGGCGGAACAAGCCCAGGAAGCCAAGGCCACCAAGAAGACCCGCAAGGCCGCAGAGAAGCCCCAGGACGCGGCGGAAGAGACACCCCAGGCCCAGCCAATCCCCGAGCCCAAACAAGCCGCTCCTGAGCCTCCCAAGCCCCCAGAAACGGCCGATCAGTACATGGCCTACGCCGCTAGGTGGATCGAAAAGGTCAACAACCCTGACGATCTCGAGGCCCGCTGGGATGGCGAAAAAGAGATGCGGGCGGACCTCAAGGTCCAGCTCTCCGTGCGTAAGCGCCTGGAAGGTATGGTCCTGAGCCGGATCGCGGAGCTGCGGACGGCCAAGAAGCGGAAGTAAGGGGTTTTTGATGCGGTGGCTCAACGACCGCCCCGACCAGGACGCCCATGACGTGCAAGGCATTAGGACCATGGTGGCCATCGCCCGCGGGCGGCGCGGCACCGGCCGGTCGGAGCAGGCCTTCTGGCGGGCCGCCGGACAGCACCTCGAGCGTCTAGCCTATCGGCGCGCCGGATGGGAGGAACTCGTGAAAACCGAATGCGGCATTTCCCGTAGCCGCGCCAATGAGTTGATCCAAATCGGGCGCGGCAAAAGCCTCACAGAAGCACGCTCCAAGACCGCCGAGCGCGTCAAAAAACATAGAGAAAACAAGGGCCGGAATCGGTAACGGACAAAGTTACCCTAATACCCCAATGGCGCTGATGACTAAAGGTGCCTGCCTGCTGTGCGACTATTTCAAGCCGGTCCCGCCAGACGGTTGGAAGCCGCGCTATGAAGGCGACCACTATGACATCTACGATGTCCGCAAGACGATGTGCGAGGCTAGCGGCAAAAACCAGGAGGGTCTTTGCGCCCTAAATCCGGTTCACGTTGATGTATGGACCAACCACACCTGTAGTCATTATCGACCGATAGATGCCGCACTCATGTCTCTCACCAATTTTGTTTGGGGAGGTTGGCAACAGAATGAGCGTAAAGAAAAAGAGGAAAAGATCGCTGAGCTGTCACGTCAACTGAAGACGGCGCGGAAAATATCACATGGTCGGCTTCAGCGTATCCGGCGTTTGAAGCGGATGAAGCGTTAAAACATGGCGTGCACTTTTGCTGAGATGCTGTGTCATCACGGCAACCGATTGGTGGACGATCTCGGCTGCGCGGTGCAAACGCCGTGCGGGTGTCGGATCGCGGGTTTTGAATGGCAGCCATCTAAACTCGCAGCAAAATATATAGCGGATGATGGGCGCGATTTCGGCGATGATCCGGCATTTCGTTTCTGGTTGTTGGAGCATGATCGGATTTTGAAGCGTGCCTTTAAGACAAGCGAACTCAATGCCGCAGCTTGTCGATTGTTGTGGCGTGATCTTGGGCGAGCTGACCCGGTTCCGAAATCATTGAAGATTTTTCTGCGCGACATATGAAAGCGCGTGACCTGAATGCACCTGCGGTTCAAGCCTAATTTCGATGTCAGCAAGCTCACCTGGAGCCGCCCGGATTCGCGGATCGCGCCGTTGTGCTCAAATTGCTTCGGACCCGTCAGCGAAGCTCCGTTAATGATGTGGACCGACGAGGGCGCGTGCGTGCAGCTCTGCGACGAATGCGTGGAGAAAATCATCGAGGTCGTCGAGTGACCAGGAAGCACATTTCCGAGCGCACGCTGCGTGCTGCCACCATCGTCGCCTGGTTGGAGCTGCCCCACAGGATCGCCAAGGAGCTGTCCGAGGACGAGATCATCGGCATGATTGAGTACGACCATTATCCAATCCGCAAGGCCGATGGTGGCCCTGATACGCACTGGAATCTTCGTCCGCTCCTGCGGCACGATCATAAATGGAAGACCAAGCACGACGCTGCCGACATGGCGAAGGAGCGGCACGTTCGCATGGCGGTCAATGCACACGCGCAACGTATGCTGCTCAAGAGTACGGGCGAGAAGCCGGTGCGGCGATCACGCTGGCCAAAACGGAGGTTGAGGTGAATGAAGGATATATCACCGACGAGAAGGGCATGAGGCACTCGCACTGCCATGGCGTAACTGCAAAGCAGTGGCGCGATACTGTCCGCGTGGCAACCATCATGCTGAGCAAACCAGACTATCGTGCGCGCTATGGCTTACTCAGAATTGAGCCGGACAAAGCGATCTCTTGCGACGACCCTGATTGCCAGCGCCTCAACAGGCGGGACGTACCGGGCATAGCCTTGTACTGCATCTCGCAGGACATACAGCCGGTCCGTCCATCCAATCCTGAGAGCGCTGGCGAGCGCCAACTCTGTGAGGGCCATCCCTTTAAAGCTGGCAGCCACCTTTGCCGAAGCTGCGCCATCATGGCGACGACCAAGCGACTGATCGATGAAGAAAGGTACAAGCAATGACAGAGCGTCTAGGCGATGCACCGATTGAACCAGAATACATGAGCACGATGAACAGCCTCGCCAGGGTGCTGGATGATGTCCTCAACGGCAAAGCCAAGGGCACCAACCGCAAGGTCGGCTTCGTGCTGCTGGTTTTTCCGTTTGGTGAGCAGGAAGGTCGCTGCAACTACATCAGCAACGGAGCTGATCGCCGCGACGTCGTCACGTTATTCAAGGAGCAGATCAAGCGCTTCGAAGGCCAGCCGGATATGACGGGGCACGCATGAGCGACTCGATTACCTGTCCCCGCTGCGGCATGACCTCGCATAACGTCAACGACGTGCTCAATCTCTATTGCGGCAACTGCCACATATTCCTTGGCGAGCATCCTGATCCAGCCGATGCAGACGAAATCATGCAAGTGTCGGAAAAGATCGTGCGCAAGATAAGACCGTTGCTCACGAATTTGGGACCAGCCACGCAAGGATGGATCATCGCCGATCTGTTGGCGATGTGGATAAGTGGGTTCCAGCCGCACGAGATGGGCGAGGAGATGCTCGACATGGAGATCAATCACGTCCGCGAGCTGATGAAGATGTACGAGGAGCGAGCAAATGAGCAAGTTCAGCAACGAGGAAAAGGCGAAAGAAGCCGAGCGTGAAATCACCATGCGGTATCGGGTCTACGGACGCAGCGGTGATCTCACGCCGACACAAGAGAAACAGATCGCGATCATGCTAGAGATCGCTGCCGACTATCGAGCCGCTGCAGAGGCGGAGAAGCTCATTTGATGATGCCGCTAGATTGCTATGTCCGTCGCATTCCGCCAAACCGATCTGACAATATCAGACTCGTAATGTTCGGCCCATGGGTGGATGCGCTGCGTAGCACGTTTGACGAAATTGGTTATGTACGGAGAACTGGCGGGTTTGACTCGCCCTATCGACCAGTGAGGGCACATGAATATCATCCAGGAGATCGTCAAGACGTGTGACCGTCAAGACTGTCGGCTTGCGTTTGATGAGTACGGCTTCACTAATTCTGCTGGTTACACTTCCGGCGTCGCTTGCTGGTCCTGTAAGCGTGAATGGTCGGTGTTCAAACCGAGCAATTGGGAGCCAGCAGTCTACGACCGCGAGGGCAATCTCACCAACCCTCCGCCACCTGTCGAAATCAAAGAACGGGTGCGCCAATCAAAGGTTGGCGCGCCGCTATGACTGAACTCGGCCGACGGGGAGGAGACTCTCGTCTGGCTCGGTAAAGAATAGCGACGCGCCCGGGCGACGGCAGGTGATGCTGCAGGGCCCGCCGTCGCCCGTTTCTTATTGGGAAGCAATCCAATCCGCATCCGGCTCCCCAAACTCTTGCCTTGTCCACCCTGATAGGCTGCGAAAGTACGGCGCGATCTCATTTTTGCGCTGCTTCCAACCATCGCGAAATGCTATCGCAGATTGCCATTTGATGTGCCGTTCGAAGTGATTCCCATCGACTGTCATCGGCACACCGCATCCGATGATCTTCCGGTGCCCCTTGCGCCGCGCCACCTGCACAGCGAACAAGCCAGATGAGCCTCTCCAATCATTGCTCGCGGTGTCGTGCGTCACCGCGGCGTGCTTACGATGGGACCAGACTTCATCCGGGTCTGGCAACCCAGCCTTGCGCCGAATTACCAACCACGCGAAGTGGCCATTAAGTTTGTCGGGATGCAACGTGCATGCGATGCCAGACTCCGGAAATGACTTGATTTGGTCGTTGACGAGGAAGAACCGGACAGGCGCGTTACCGATGATCTTGCGCGCCTCCTCGAGATCTTGCTGCCAGCACTCCGCTCCGCCGAGAATGATTGCCACGGGCTCGGCGAGTGACGCGGATGTCGCTTCTGCCAAGTGACCGCTCTTGCGCGCCTCGACTGAGCATGATTCAATGCGGTTGAATTTTTCTCCGATAATCCTGCCATGCCCTTCAACGCCTCGCAGCACTGGATCATCCGATTCACCCAGCTTACAGAGGCGGACATCATCGAAGGCCGCGAAGTAGAGCGTGTCTCTGAGGAGCTGCGCATTCCAGACCATCTCATGACCATGCGCGTAGATGATGGCATGCATTGCGCCGCGCTTATTCGAACCGAACGACTGCCACTTGGTAGTGAAACGGTGATAGTCAGCATCATCGCAGCAGGCGATTTGCTCTAGCGAAGGAACCGTGACGCGCAGCACGCCGCCAGGGGCGAGCACGCGGTGCGCCTCTTTGAAAAACTCGATGGCCGCTTTGTACGGCACATGCTCGACGCAGTGCTCGATGAAGATATGGCTGGCGCTGTCATTGGCCCACGGTAGCCGCCGGGTGATGTCCACGTCAGCATCATGATTGTCCCAGCCCGCGAGCTTGTTAGTTCCGCAGCCGAGGTTGAGCTTCAGTCTGGGGACGACGATGCGGGGGACGCTGTCAGTCGTCCCCGCCAGTTCCCCGGATGTTGATCCATCCAGCCGCACCGCCTTCAGAGCCATGTCAACGAATTTGCTGTAGACATCCTGCTGCGCGCTGTCATGCTGATGCGTGATCCAATCGAGATTCAACGACGACACATTGTCTTTGGTAATCTGGTTCTTGTCGGCGCGCAGCGCCTTCCACGGCATGATCCGCAATTGTTTATCGTCAAGGTCCTTCTCCAAAATCGTCAATCGAATGTAGCGCTCCGGCGTTGGAGATGCTTGACGCTCGGGCCAGTTATAGCGTTCGATGAATCTGCTGCGCCGCAGATAATCGGTCGAGAAAAACAGCAAGCCTGTCTCGATCCATTGCTTGTCTAATCCGGGCGTTCTCAACCCATGCACATTAGTTGAGGCACAGTCGATGCCCTCTGTCTTCATCTGCTTGACCACATCTGACACGCAGAGGCGAAACAAGCTGTCGCCTTCGATGTGCGCGACGTACTCATAACCGAGTTCGCACGCAACCTCGAGCCCCTTGCAGAAGGCGCGTCCCCATCCGTCCCGGCCGAGAGTAACCTTTGGCCTACTGAGATGGCCAATGTTATCCGGGAAGCTGAAATACATGCGGCGGTGTCGCTTGCCATCATAAGGTGGCCAGTCCTCGAACTTTTTGATCGGTGAATGCGAGTCGACCGCGAGAACATCGCAGTCGTCATTGAGCGCCAGGTGCAGCCGCTTCCATAGATCCGTCAGAGCATCCCGATCCGGGCTATCGACATAGAACGTGCCGAAGAGAAGCGTGCTTCTGCGCTGTTCCAGAAACTGCTGCAGGCGTTGCTGCGCTATCGGGAGATCGATGCGCTTGTTGCACGAATGCTTCGCGCTATGGCAATCGCAGGGGTTGATGACATCAATCGGCAGCGTGGGAGCAAGGTGCGCGCCAACGCGCTGGGTGGTGCGGAAGCTCTCTCGTCCGCCGTACACTACGACAACAGGAGTGCCTACTGCCTGCGCCAGCACCGGAGCGAAGCCCGCGTTGCAGAATACCATACTTGCTTCGGAAAACAGCGCCGCCATCTCCTCGAAAGACAGCTCCCCCTTATGCAGTTCGATGTCTACGTTCTGCCGTGGCCCGTCGATCCATTCCCGCCCCGTCTGTAGGTCCGCGATGCTCACCACGAAGAACCTGTCCCGCAGTGATCGATACAGCTCATTGTAAGCAACCGGGTCTGGATTGCGTGACTTACCATCCCACTCCCCGCGAACGACAATCGGCCGATGCACCATCAATGGCTTGCCACCAACATTCCATTTGCTGATCGCCTCGCGAATCGCGCAACGCCACTCTGGTTTGATAGGCAAACTGAAGTCAGGGCGCTCCGGCATCTTGAGACCGACGCAGCCGAACATCGCCTCTAGGATTGAGCCGTGCTGATCGATCAACACCTTGGGATAGCCGATCTTCAACTGGCGCGCGGTTCGCGGCGGTGCCGGAAACTTAGCGTCCGCAAACTGCTGCTGCTCGCGCGCGACGGTTTTCGCCTGCGCGTGCAGTCCGGTCGCCCGCATGACCAGCTTCAGGCCTTGTGCGATTAAGTCGTGATACAAATTGAAATGGCACGTGTGCAGCCACACATCATGCGTCGGCATCAATTCGCGTATCACCGCGCGCTGATGTAGGTTGTCTCCAATCCCGAAGTGCCCAGTAATGACGACCGGAGATTTTTGAGTGATCGGCAGCGCTGCGGGTGGCGGCTCCGGCGGCGCATGCTTCGCGAATGAAGCCCCTTTCACGATAAGATCACTACGGGCTCGAAGACTTACGTAGGTGCCCTCATCGATGTCGGCGTAGCGCACACAACCGGGATCAACCCTAACTTCGCGCTTCTGCACATCATAGAATATGCGAGCTGAGGCTGAGGCGTTGTGTATCGTGCAGATCATGGCAGTGAATGTAACCCAGCGGCCATCCGTCCTGGACATGCTGTTTCCGGGCATTCACCTTCTGCTACAGCACGCGATTCTTCCAACACCGTGAACTCATGATATTTTAAATCTGGTCGCGTCGAGCAGAACCGCTGGGCAGCGCTCATTGTAGAAAACACGAGTATCGGGATTTGATCCGCTGTCACTAGGAATACTGTTGTCACGACAACCTCTTTAGGCGGTTACGGTGGTTGTGGTCTTTTTCCTTTTAGGTTGTCCCGGACCCGGACGGTAATCGAATGGCGGTTTCACTTCTTTCTTAATCTCCGCGCCCGTCTCATCTTTGTCAGTTACAGTTTTTGGTTTACCTACAATCTTAAACGTCCCAGCTGTTCCTAGGTTCTTCCACTCAACGCCGCCCGCCTTATCGCGGTACAACCACACGTCTGGTTTGCCGAACGCCTTCCTTGCCGCCTTTTTGTTCGGAGGCGGGATCACAAAGTTGTAGTCCTTGTTCTTACTTTTCCAGAAGAACTTGGACAGGTTCGCCTTTGTCGGCTCGATATATTTGTCGAACCAGATGTGCGTGTAGGCGTATTCAATCTTCTGATTTGGTCCGGTCGTCTTGTATCTGCCGATCTCCTCGGGAATGAGCGGAAGCCCGATCTGGCCATCCTTCAGTGCCATCTTGAAAGTCTTCTCGGATTTCCAGTGACCGTTCTTGCTCGGATAGACCGTGAGTTGAGCAACAGGGTTTGGATTTAGGTCCGTTCCTTTCGTGGCCGCTTTGCCGTTTACGTACATTGCCCATTTGGGAGGCGTGACCATCTCTGGTATCCGCAGTCCCTCTGGTACGAGTTGAGGACCTACTATGGTGTCAATCCATATCAGCTTTTCGGGATCGTCTTGACCGCCGCTGATGACCATTGTTGTCAGATCGACTGTGAGGAAGATGTGGTTCCAGCTATCAACTTTGAATCCTCCCGCGGAGAAGGTCAGCGTTGGGACTATCTCATCGTCTTGGGGTGTTGTCTTCTCCGGCCAACGGCCGGTTAGCAAGAATTTTATGGTCTCGCCCTCGTAGAACAACGTGGAGGGTATTGCTGTTACGTGCTCCTCGGTCGCGTAGGTTGCGTTTGGGCGCTTCGGGAAAATGAGGACCATGTCGCCATAAGCGAAATACTTGCCCGAGCCTGGGCCGGTATCTACTCTTATATCGGGCTTATCTCCCATGACCGGAGTGGGGGTCGGTTGCATCGTGTAGTTCAGCGGAGAGGACCAAAAATTATTGAAAAGTATTTCGCTCTCGACGAGAAGACCGTCGGCTGCGGATACGATGTCCTTCGGCAAAACTGATATGCGATTGGGGACATTCACCACAAGAGCTTTCATCTCTCCCCGGAAAGTCCAGCTCGTTGGATGCGCAAACTTACCGGCGTGATCGCCGCCGGGATACGCTGGAAAATCCCCCGTACCTGCGTTGGTGACGTTGTAGGGAAGGATTCCCGTGTCGTCAAAACCGTCATACCGTACGGTTGGGTGGATGGGTGGGAGCACGGTGCCTGGGGGCATGTAGTAAAAGTCAGTACCGACGCCGGAGGCTGCCGTTCCAAGGAAGACGAAATTGACGTTCTTCCACTCCTCTGAGTAATCGACAGAAGCTATTGCTTTGCCGCCGACGAAAGGAAACCAACCCTTCCTGGTCCGACCTTTGCCGCCGATCATGTATCCTGCGGTGTAGTCCGGGAAGTATGGGGCGTCGAGAAAGCCATACCACCAAAAAAACCCCAGATATCCCTCCCAAGTCATACTCATTCCGATGCGAATGCCCACGAGCGGCTCTATGCTGTTGCCGAATTCCATGATGGGAATACGGCTGCGGACGCTATCGCTTGCAAAGTGAGGGTCCAGGGTCTTAGCCGCAACAACCTTGGCCTGGGCAGCAACCGCCTCTTTGCTGATATAGACCCACGTAGAAAGAGTGATCTTGCTTGCGTCCGCCACTTTCACGGGGGCCACATATTCGTAGGCCATGTCACTCGGCCTCAGGCTTAAACTCAACAGCGATGATGTTTGAACCCACGTTGACGATAAGCTGAAGTGGATCGAGCCGAATTAGGGCTGATTTTCCATCGAGATCCAGAGCCTTTGGGTCGCCCTTCGCAAACATGTCCTCTATGGCCCGGTTATTTCCCAGGACGTGTTTGATGCCCTGAGCTTCTAACCCTCTCTCCGCATCGGCACCAAAGTTAACCGTAAAGTTGTCCGTAAATTCCACGGTGAGATATAACTCGTCATCTTTGTCGGTCTTGCCGTCCTCTAGAGCCTTCCTGTAGGTATCCCAATCACGAACAATCGCTTGCGGATCCTCATCAGCACCGTCCCCATCGGCCTGCGGTTCGGTCGCCATTTTCATGCCGCCGAGATCGTTGTTGACGACCTTGATCACGCTGGTCGTTCGATTGCTCGGGGGCCCTTCGCTATCATCGAATAAAGGACGGTTGTTGAACACGAATTGAACGATTTGATCTTCTCGTCCGGTAACCTCCCCCCGCGGCATCATTATTTTCACTCTCTTCATAATCCAAAGGTAAAGGTCGTTGTCCTCGGTTGAGGTGGCACTCTCAGAGCTGCCCTCAGGCAGGGGGGTCTTGTCCGTCTTGACGCCCGGATCGACTATTCTGCGTTTTTCGGTCTTGCGCTTGGCGTTGGCGTTCTCAAATTGGATGTCCGCGGCGCTAGCGTCGATATTGTCGAGCGGATTGTCTTTGTCGTCATTCCACTTCAAAACGTATTTGATGATTTGCCCGAGTCTTTCATCGTCCGTGCTCTGAAAGTTGACGAGAAGCTCGTCGATTCTGAGCACGTCTACAAAGATGTCGGTGCTGAGAAACTCCTCCTTGGTGTCAGGATCGGTGACTATCTTATAGATACGTTTGACGTGGGCCTTGCGCTTGCTGTCAGCCATTTCAGACGCCCATGACGACCATGATGGCTGACCACTTTACTCCGGACGTTTCCTGAGCAGTCGCATATCCGTCCGCGTGCCCTTCCACCGGGTAGGTAAAGGGCGTGTAGGCGAAGGCCCGGGCCACTCCGTCCGCGTGGCCCGTGATGGTCAGTGGCTCGTTTGCAACGGAGCGCCAGACTTCGAGTCCGACCTGGGTGACACGGATTTTGCCCCCGGTGGGGATGAGCCAGACTTCATTGCCAACTTGGGTGACACGAATTTTGCTGGGATTGACAACCCAGACTTCGTTGCCGACCTGGGTGACGCGGATTGCCATTTCTTACAGAACGTCTTTGAGGCTGATTAAGGCCGCATTCACCGCCGCTGCCGACCAAGCCGCAGACGTGTTCGGATCAGTGGTGTACACGGCCTGTTGGTAAGCATAGCTACTCGTGGTGCTGTAATCTGGCAGAGTAACCGTCGTTCCACCGCTGGTGAGCTGAGCGGTCACTGTATGTGGCCCGGAGTCGTCCATACGGGCTATATATTTAAGCACCACTGCAACAACCACAGAAGGAGTTGTCGCCAGCGCCGCGAGCGCGTAGGTGTCCACGTTGTTCACGACATTCGTTGATACGTACGTCGTGTCGCCGTCTTGTCTCAGATCGTCGACCGTTAAGCAATTATTCGGGCCGGTGTTGCGCGTCCAGGTAATCGCGCTGTCCGTGTTCGGCACCTGTTGCACGGCGCGCACGTCCCCCTGCCATGTGTTCGGGGCCGCACCTTGATCGTTGAATGCGTAGAAATCGTCGACGCCATCGAGGCTGGGGCTTGTTGAGGTAATGTTGATGACGTTGGCATAGGCGTTGGCTGTGCCGTTGCGGGTGTTGATGCTCCCGGAACTAAAATCCGCTGACGTGTGACCGTCCAGGCGAAGATCGACAGTCCCGGTCGCGTTGTTGACGACGATCTTGGCTTGTATGTGGTGCCACACATTGACCACCGGAATTAACACGCTTGACGTGGCCAGCACGGCGCTCCCTTTATCGCCGCTGGTGACGACGAAGTCTCCGCCATTGCGTAAGAAAAGACCGCCCTGGATAGAAGCACCGTCCCGCCAGGTGAAACCCACGCACTGCGTGGTGCCGCCGCCCACATGAGCCTGATTCGAGATGATGTTCATGTTCACGTAGATCGTTGTGCTATTTGCAAACGCTGCTGTCCCTAAGTTTCCGGCTGTGGAGCCGAGGTTTCCCAACGTCATCCAATTCCCGGCCCCAAATCGCGACGTCCCAAATGGTTGCAGGGTGCAGTTTGTTTCTACTGCCCAGACTCCCGAGTTCAATGCGACGTCGCCCGCGGCGTTGTAAAAATCAAAACCGTCGCCTACCAACCACGCCATTTGTCAGTTCTCCGTGATCGTCGTGCCTGTGGTGAGTACCGGAGCCAATCCCACAACGACCGTAACGATGGGCGTGATCGGCCCTCGGTACAGGATTTTGCCAGTACCGCTGCCTGCCGTGCCGACCGCAAAAAATGTATCCATCTCCCCGGCACCACCGCTCGGCGTCGGAAATGCCACAGGACCGGCCAGCACGGCGCTGTTGCCTGTTACGACGAATCCGCTGGCGGTCCGTGCCACTGCGACACGAGTGTAACTGGTGTACGCGGCCTCCAGCGTTGTCTGGTTGCCGCCGATGCCGGGATCTCCAGTGTGCAAACTGAAATACAAGTTTGTCAGGGCCGAAACTGCGGCGTTGTCCGCGATTTGGGCGATAGGGGTTGCGTTGAAAATGAGCTTCAACAGATCATTGTCGAATATCTGACCTTTTCCACCTACCGCCATATCAGCCCCGCATGTCTATAAATAGTTTTGTCCGATGACGCTGCCGTCCACGGTTGAACCGCCATCGAAGGTGGTGAGCGCAAAGATGTCCCTGCCGCTGACCGACACCACCGGATCAGCACCTCCCGGCCATTTGTATGTGGTAGGCCACGTCCATGTGTAGGCTCCGGTGTTGCGCACTTCCAGCACGAGCCGTCCAAATTGTCCTGCGGCGGGCCAGTTCGTGATGCCGCTTAGTGTGACGCCGTTGGTCATAGTGACGCGCTGCACAGACCCCTGTGAATAGTCGAGTGTGAGTGAACCGAATACGTTGACGCCAGCTAAGACCGGAATGTTTGCGGTGTTCGTATTTTTCCACGCGCCCGCCTCGTACGTCAGCAGCTGACCTGCCGTCGGGGCGGTTATCGTGGGCTGAAATGCTGGATCATCATTCGTCCACGCCGTTCCGTTCCACGTCAACAGTTGGCCGGTTGTCGGTGACGGCGACTCCAATACGTCCACGTCGCCTAGCTGCGAGAGCAACAACTCCATCGCCGAAAGGGGAGCCGCCGTCCATAAGCCGCCGGAAAAGGTCAACACGTCGCCCGAAGCCGGACCGGGAGAAATCGGCAGAGAGACATCCGTCAAATCGGCGAGGGCCGCCGTTGTCCAGGTGAAGTCGTAGTCGGCGAGCGTGATCTTCCGTAGGAAAGCCCCAGCGGCACCACCGGCTGGGATGATTAGGGCTGGGTTTTCCAACAGTACCGTATACCAATCGTTCCCATCCGTATTTGCGCCCGGGTCGAAAGTCGCCTCACTGAGATGATTGACGTTAATGCCATAGGTGATTCCGGCGTGTGAGATGATATCCCCGGCGAGGTAATTATAGTCTGGCAGCCACTCGCCCTTGAATTTCGGCAATACTACCGGGAGTGTGTATGGTCCTAATAGCGTGTGGTCGGTCAAGACCACCGTGAACTGATTGCCTGACACGACGAAGTTGGCGATGCCGACGCCCGCGACCGCCTTGGCCGCGATATCCTGGATCGCTTGCCAGAAATTACCGTCAATCGCATCTGGGGGTAAGTCTTCTGCTTCTCCGGGACCCCATGGACCGGGCGTGCGGAATCTGTAGGCCACCTTATTGCTCCCGTGCCTCTACTGCGGCCTGCTCCATGTACGAAGTTATTGTTATGTCGTAGTGTGCCGATCCGGTCTGGATCGGCGGCAGTTGACCACCGCCTGAACCACCGAATCCCGGCGTGATGTAAACTGGCGCATTGGTCGCGAGATTGTATTGCGACAAATATAACTGTGCCGGTGCGGGCGTCGGTAGCTGATAGGCACGTACAGTATCATCAAGCGGCATGATTTCATCTCATGCGGACAAATTGATGCCCATCGGAATCTGCAGCGGGGTAGTGTCGACCACGTAATAGTTCGCGAACGGTCCATTCGTAAGCGGCTTGAGCACCAGCTCGAACCAAAGGCCTGTTCCCTGCAGCATCTCTTTTAGGACCGCCATCTCAACGGCGACCTGGATATCATAGAAAGGCGAAACGGGAACATTGATCGTTCCCGTTGCGGTGCCGCCGACGGAGGGGAAGTTCATCTGTTTGCTGCTGTTGGCCGAAGCGACCGCGTCGTGGACGATTTGGTCCAGTTGCCGCTGGTAGATTGTAAGGTTGACTGGGTTTATCGTTGACGCGACGCCGTGCCACTCTTGCTTCAGACGCACGTCTGAAAATGATACTGGGAAAGTGAGGCCGTCGTCGTTTGGATTGCTGACAGGCGGCGTGTAACCGATCTGATCCGCACTGGGCTCGGTCGGCCCCGATGACCAAACGGAGTTCAGCGGCGGGCACGTCTCCGGGGGAAGCGTGGGCGGTACAGTCGGCCACTGCTCCGTGATGCCGCCGCCAATGGCTCCGGGCGTCGGTGGAGGAGTAAAGGGAACGCCCTGCTGGGGCGGCGTGCCCGGCGGCTGATAGCCCGGCTCTCCCGGTGTCAGCGTGGTCCCTGTGCTGTAATATTTTTGATATCCACGCTTCACGTAACCATTCGTTGGCCCCGCTATGCCTACGTAGGAAGGAACACCTGGATCGGTCAGCGGAGGACTCATGCCAGCAACCCCGGAGCGATGTTGTTCTGACCTATACCGCAGCCAAGGACAACGGTGCCGTTGACTACTCCGCTGTCTCCATTGGCCTTGAGCTTGTATGAGATCACTTTGCCCCAAGCTTTGCCGCCCGGGAGTCGGACATCGCTGAGCGCGCCATTCATTCGACACGAGAGTTGAGCCGCAACCTCAAAGCGCGTATCAAAGGCGACCTCCACCGCTCGTGCTCGTTTGCGCAGCTTGGCGCGGGCTCTGCAAAACCCATGCAATATGGTCTGCCGCCCGCGGTCGGTTGAAAAGTAGCTGGCGGCTGGCGTCATTCCCGGCGAGCCGCCAATCGGCAGCTCCACGGGCCCAATGCATTGCCAGATCACTGAACCGTCGGTTACTTGACTGCCCGATGTCTCAGGAAAGCTGATGTGAAATTGCCCCGTCGTGCCCGCTTGAATCGAAATATATAGAAACGCCCCGGTCGGGTTGTGGAAGTTCCGGAAACTTGCTTGTGGCCCGCTCCCGCCCAGCATGCCTGCACTGCTGCATTCGTACATCGTATCGCCGGGGCCGCCACCACCCGCGCTGAATATGCTGAAGAGGGGCACGCCGGTCCCGGTTGGCGGAAAATTGAGCTGACCTGGAATTTTGACCGAATCAAAGTTGGGCACCCCCGAAACCGGCTTCGGGAGCAATAGCGCCCCGAGCGGCACGCGCGCCAGCTTTACCCAGTCCTGTGCTGCCTCAGTTGGCTGCGTCTCGCCGAGACTGACCCAGGTGACGCTGCCATCGACGGTAGTCTGCCCCGCGATGTTGGAGAACGTCGGCTGCACCATTCCAGTGGTGCCGGAGTTCAAGGCGATCTGCGACGATGTCTGTCCCGGCACCAGCGGGTTGTCGGGAAAAACGATTAATCCCTGTGTGACGGAACCGCCCATTCCGACGCTGTCCCAATTTTGGTAATCGATGAGGGGCAGTGAGAGGTCGCCGCTCTTGAGCGTGATCTGTTCGGTATCCTCGATGACGGTCGGATCGATGAGTACCGGCTGCACATCCGCCGCGATGGTCATTTCTAGTCGCTCTGAGCGCTTCCGATCCGCCGCGTAGATAAGACTGAGGGTCGCCAGCGATTGTTTGCCCAGAAAGTTGAGCGCGAAGGTGCGATAGCAGAACCAATCAACCGACTGTTTGGCTGGTCTGTTAACCGGAGCCGGGTCCCCATATCCGTCTACGGCGTTGGGGTCGAGCAAGCCCATTTGAGTTTCTGATTTTAATACGATTGTATTGCCCCACGGCGGTGTGGAATTGATACTGATCGACATCGTGTCGCCTTCCCGGTGCGTCTTCGCCGTGTTCGTCCATTGATACGAAATCGATGCCACCTGCGGCTTTAGTTGCAACAATGCTGCTTGCTCGATGCTTGGGTCTCGCTCTCCTGCCCAGGCGACCCCAGCGGACCAACCACCGCCCAGCCCTGACCCGCTCTTCGGCCATTCTCCGACGAATGGGTCCGAGCCCAATGTCGGCCAGGCCCATTGCCCGACCTGAAACGCGCCACGATATTGTTGCGCCCACTGCACCTCCATCTTGACGTTGATCGCGACCAGCGGCGATTGGAGAATCCTAAAATTTAAACTATCGTAAAACACATCCCGAGCCGCAAAGGTAATGGTGCCGTCCTCCCCGACTAGAATGTCACTTGCGCTCACGCGGAGGTTCACTCGGTCAACGTGATATAAAGCTGACCAACCCTCAAGGATCGAATCGGGATCGTCGCGCTTTGACGTTTCGAAGCAGAGTGCATCATAATTCGGAAGTTTCTTAAGAGAGCGTGCCACCTGCTGCTTCTGATAGATGTAATTCGCGTCACGCGCGGTGAACTTCATTTTGATCGTGGTCCCTGTTAAATCCTCGGGTATGCCAACGAGCCGCCCGTAGAACAATGGAAGTGGACCACACGCTTCGTAAGAGAACGAGATCCATGCCCAGTATTGTCGGCCCGGGTTAATAAGACCAATCTGGGGATTCTCGATCTCGACTACGGCCTCGGGGATTTGACCTTCGGCGTGATTGATCTCTAAATCAAATATGTTTTCGTCGAAGCGCGCGAGCGAAACATCCCATGGCGTACCAGGCGGCACCCACGCAAAGAAGAAGGTGTATTCCATCCCCCCGGCAGGCAAGTTTAAATCTCCTCTAAATCAATTTGCCAATCATACTGCGCTTGCCATTCCGGCAATGACAGTCTGATATCCGCAACCATCATGGTAAGTTCTGGGCGGTAATAGGTCACGGTGCCCTGTGTACGTGTGGAGCCGCTCACGACGGGCCGCCCGGGAGAGGCTCCAGTCGGATAGCTCAGCTCGTAGGCACAACTGACCAGCACGGGCTCGCCGATCCACGCATTATCGAGGCAAGGCGTTTCGCCGTCCTTGCACGTGACCGTGCTTCTGTATTTTCGAAAGCGCGTGTCTACGACGGAGCGCAGAATGCCATTCACGTCACGTCTCAGCCAACCACCACCACCCCCGCCGCCGCCCTTTATCAATTCAAGAGTTTGCGTAAGCCCGCGCGCTGCAAATGGTGTCAGCTGTAGCGACGCAAAACCCGACAGCGGCGTAAGAACTAGCAGTGTGCCGTTGGTGAGAGTGATCATTTAGCTGTACCAAGTGGGACGCGGCCCCGTTTGCGTCAGCTTGCCGCCGAGTGAAGACCTTTGCAGGGCCTCCATCGTGTCCGCACTCACACCAGCGGTGAAGTCGCCAGCGTTGGTTCGGATATCGAGCTGGTGAAATCCAAGCGTATTCTGACCTCCGCCCGAATAAGCTCGTGAGTCGCCCGCAAACCCCGTCTCGAATAAATCCGCATTCACAATCCCGCCGCTCTGGAAGCCGGGTCGCACAAGACGCGTAATCGCATCGCCCACATCAACGCGAGTACCGTTACTGCCGACCACAAGACCACCCGCAGCAAACTTAAAAGCCCTCGGCTTGAACCCGAATGCCTCCAGACTCGCCGCGACGCTTGGGGCATGTGCCCCGGACGTCACATCCTCCAGCGATTCTCCGGCCTGCGCTAGGCTGAGTTCCGGCGGGGTCGGTTCCCCCCGCCGCTCGTAGTAGTAAGGCTGTTGCGACTCTGGAAAACCCTTAGCCATCTCTGCGAAGCCTCTGCCCTCGGCGGGCTCCTCGTGGGGCTTGTCTTCGCGCTCGGGCCCTTGTAGGCGGAAGACCTGTTCTTCCTTTTTCCTAGCGACGTCGCCGAGGCCAGCCTCTTGGGCCAAGGCACCACCGGCCTCCGTGGCAGCCAAAGCTGACAATGCTTCCACGCGCCGGTCCACCTCACCTGGAAAATCGTAGCCGTAAACCGGGCCGCCTTCCTGCAATCGCTGAACGAGGCCACCCGCCGCCGCCTCGGTCTCTTGCTCCTCGCGCCTACGCCGCTCGCGCTCCTCCTCTTCGCGCTTCATGGCTAGCTGAACGTCAGGCGTCCGTTCACCACGGAATAGGTTCGGGTCGATCTTTCGTTGCTCTGGGGTGCTCGGCTCGATCAACTGCTCGCGCAGCTCTTCCATCGTTGGTTTGCGCTGCGGCTCCTCCTTCGGAACGAGCGTCTTTAGATGCTCTACGATTGATTCGATAGTTGCGGCTTCCGGAAGCGGCATGACCCGCTTTTGAGGCTCAGGTATGGGCTCCCGTGGTCCTGCCTCTTTCGGCCTTGGCCGCGGAAACGGGAGTTCCCCTAGTCCAGCCTCTTGCGGCCTCGATTGCGGAAGCGGGATTTCCTCGGGAGCAATCTCTTTAAGGGTCTTGCGGCCCTCTGCAGTCTGTTCGAGTTGTTTCCTTATCTCGGCTGGCGATAACAAACTAAATCCGGTGTCGGTCGTCTGCTTCTCTAACGGAATTACTTTTCCTGTGGCATCTTTGACAGCGTCCCCACGTTGCTGAGCCGCTCTATCCCTTTCTTCGTACCAACGCTGAACCCGCTCATCAAAATCAGCCTTGCTCTCTCCAGGCTTGCGTTCTACCGGGATCGACAACGTCGATGAAGGAATAAGCGTCGGTTTGGTGACAGGCTCTTGCGGCGTTGCTAGGTCGCGGGGCGACACCTTAAAGGGGATAGACAGATCCCGCTTGCTTGGCGGGCCAGGTGGTCGAGATGGGAAATCCGTCGTCGGCCGAGTCGGGTCCGTGGTCGGAGGAATAAGGATCACCGGTCCCCTGTTTGGCAGGCGAATCTGGAAGCTGTCATCGGGAAAGAATGGATTGCGAACGATGGTCGCATCCTTCGGTACGTTGAAGCCACGATCCTTCAAACGGTCCCTTACTTGCTCATCGCTTAGCTGCGCTTCTGGCTGTGCGCCTGGTGCAAACCTGATACCGGCCCCGACTGGCGTTATGGGCGTTACGGCGCGCGCTGCGGCGGCCGCCTGCGTTGTCGTGGTTGGTTTGGGTGCTGCTGCCTTGTGGGTCTTGATCTTAGCTGCGGCCTCTGGGCTGAGGCTGCCGTCTGCGTCGAAGGATGTATTCGGATCTAGTCCCGCCGCTTTGACTTCATTCCATTCCGCGCGATTTGGTCGAATCCCGCTGGCCTCAACCCATTTCCAATACTCATCATCACCGGGCGGGCGCACCGTACGCACAACAGGACCGCCGCCCTGGAAACGCGGAATGATACCGCCTTTAGCAAAGTCAAGCTTGCCTTCATTCAGCGCATTTAAGAACGACACTCCCAATGCTCGCGTGCGCTCCGCTTTGATGATGAACTCGCCATGCGAAGCCCTGATCGGAATAGAATCGCTAGTCTCCGATCCGGGACCAGAAATCAAACCACCGGTTTGCTGTTCGATTGCTTCAAACCCACCCTTAATTCGCTCTGCAGGAGTAGGAGTAGGAGTAGGAGCTGGAGTAGGAGTTGGAGGACCGATTACAATGGCTTTTATTTCACCGGCCTTGCTCGCAACCGCGTCGTGGAGCGCATCTGCAGCTCCCTTGATCGCGCCTTGTGCTATGGCAAGATAATCAGGGATATTGATGCCAACTCGCTTTGCCGCGTCCGTAATCTGGTCAACAGCTTCACCAAATGCCGAAACCTTCCCTCCCACATTTATGCCTTCGAGCCCTGTGACCATCCCGCGCATTTGTTCGTCAAGGGCTCGTATCCCCTGTTGAGCTAAATACCCTCGGGCTGCCGGTTCCCTGCCCAGCATGGTTGATTCTAGCTGCTGAAACCTTTCGATATCTTTGGGTGTCGATAAACCGGCTCGCTCTTCCGGCGAGAGCTTCAAATAGTCCAACATCTGCATTCGTTGCCGCTCACCACGCCGACCGGGGATGACCTCGGCAATGGCGCGTAACTGCTCGGCCTGATCTTCTCCTGCTGGACCGCGTATGTACTCAGACAACCGCTCAACAATATCGCTCGCTCTGCCGCCACCCATACGAAAGAGCGCGCCGCGTAATGCCCCGGGCTCTACCTGCTCAAACTTAAAGCCGGGAACCGGCTCGCCGCGCTGAAAGGCTTCGATTGCACTCTGAACTGTTAGTACGTCTCCATACGGAACCTTCTTTTGTTCTTGTATGTCCTTTCGCAGCTTTGCTTCCGCTCGCTGCACTGCCTCCGGCCCAGTAAGCTGATTACGCAACGCTTCGTTTAGTTGCCGCTGCAGTTCATTGCCCTCCATCTGCAGCGTGTTGGTCTCCTGTAGAATTTTTAATCCTGTTTGAGCGGTCGTGACCCGCTCGAGATGCAGCTTGGCTTGGTCTTCGGCTTGAGCAGCTTGATCGGCTTGCTGTTGAGCCTGCGCTTCAGGCCCAAGCCCAGCTCCCCTCATCGTCACCCGCTTCTGCTCGGCTGTTTCCGCCTTGTCTTCAGCGAGTTTCTTGTCTTCAAAATTGTGGCGAGCAGTCTGGACTGCCAGAATTTCCTTTCTTCGCTGCCGCTGCTCTACAACATCGGGGTCTTCTTCTTCGCCGGTATCGAATCGTCGCCAACGCGCTTGGGCTTCTTCAAGAGCAATTCCCGCGCCTCTACGACCCAGCCGGGCACCTTCAACAGTCAATGGTCCAGCGATATCAGCTTGGCGTGCTTCTTGTGGCGCAAAGGCGAGGCCGATACCTGCCTGCGCCCGTTGCATCTGCGCACCACGCAGACCAATTTGCGCTCCGGTCACAGCCAATGCAGCAGCTCGAGCTTGTTGCTCTCGCTCCTGCGCGCGCGTCGCTTCAAACTTTTCTAACTCACCTCTAGTCTTGGCAACTCTTTCTATACCTGCCTGCTCATCATCTCGCGCCTTTGCAACACCGCGCGTAGATTCTGCCACCTTGATATTGGATTCCGTTATGACATCGCTGGAAAGCTCGACCTGCCGTTCAATCTCCGGCATCTGCTGTTTTGCATGAACCGCCAGCCGTTGCAGTGAAAGGCCCCAGCTATCGAAATCCCCTCCAGTCGCTGCCACCTCATGGCGCATTCGCAAGAGCTGCGCTGGCGTGGTGTTCAGCGTCTTGGCCATATTCAACAGCTCGATGTCCAATCGAGATGCCTTTTCGGCCATATCCTCGACAGCTTCACCAGCTCCGAAAATAGATTTGGTTACGTCCTCGGCTGCCTTGCCAATAACAATGCCGGTAGCAATTCCAGCCGCTGTTGCTCCTGGGACTGGAGTAGCAAATCCAAGCGCTCCGCCTATGGCACCGCCGATGATCGATCCGGGGCCGCCAAACACAGCTCCTGCGGCGGCACCCGCACCGGCTGCTTTTAAGCCGCCGCCAACTCCACTGGGTTCAGGTGGAACGGCGCCGGGAATCGCTGCAAGTCTTCGCTCTATTCTTTGAGCCTCAGTCTCATGTGCTGCTCCGCCAAGCGGCGGAGCAATGGGTATGCCGCCCCGCCCCCGCTCTCGCTCTGGTGCAAATCCCTGCACCGCCAGTGCAGCAGCTGCCCCCAGCGGGGCACCCTTCAATAAGGCGGTGAAAGCTTCCAAACCGGCGACGACCGGCTTCATTCCATGGGCAATAGTTTCCGCTGTCGCTCTTGGATCAATCGCAGGAAGGGCAGCGGGGGTTGGAGGAGCCGTCTCGGCAGCTTTCCTGACCGCTTCGTGAATGTTTTTGCCGAAACCTGTTTTAGCGAAGTCAATGTCGAAAAATGATTTCTCAATTTCCGGCGTCAAAAGCTTCCTAATCGCATCCGCATATGAGGAAGCAACTTTTGCCGCCGTCTGGCTCGTAGGAATAGGGACAATGTCAATCTTCGGTTTAAACCCCGCCTCGAAAGCGGTAGCGGACTGTTTACCCGCATCCGCCGCCTTCGAGGCGACATCACCTGTGTCGAGCCCGAAAGTTATCTTAATGATCTCGTCGGTCGCCATGGCTAGGTCTCACGTTTTTCAGCGAGGATTCTTTTGAACACGGAACGCGCCTTCGCAGCTTCATCCTTGACGATTTCATTGAGATGAAACTTCTTCGGGATCGTTACCTCCGGGACGCCGAAGTATTTTTTCTCTCCGGTTTCGGCATCGAACAGCGCCCGGCCGCGGCGAAATAAGTCACCGGAATACGCGCGCGGCCACACATCCGTGCCCTCAGAGCCAGCGAAGGGCAGCCACATCAATCCGCTTGGATTTTTCGCATGTATCGTCGCGCCGTATTCGAACACTTTCCAATACGTGACCGGCGGCCCCTCCGGCTGCATCGACACATCGACGGTAACCGTACGCTGGGTCTCACTGACATCAGCATGCAGCGCATCGACCCAGCGATCACCGAACCTGCCAGCGTCCTGAATGTCTTCTGCACCTCGAAACAAGATGAACTCGGCAGTCTCCTCGGCGGCCTCCTGCATCGCTTCGCGGACGACGTGTCCAAGCTTATCCATATTCTGCTTGATCTTCCGGGTTACCTCCGGCTCGTTGCTCCACTTAACTTTCAGTTCCATTTCAGTCCTCGAACTTTAGGTCGATCTCAGCGCTCTTGGCCCATCGCTCCATAACCTTTTCAACGTCTCGCTTTGAGCCGTTCATCGCCAGCCGCAGCATGCTGACCAACTCAATTTTTTCAAATGCTTTGCGCTTATTCTCAATGAACAACAGCGCTGACATCTGACGCGGCGTTAACTTCCAGACGGTGGGGTGTCGGGCGGCTCCGAGGGCTTCGGCGTCGGCGGCGATTCCGTAGGCTGATCCTTTGAAACGACTCGTACGATGACCTCTGTAGCTTTGAACGTCTCCGATGACATTGATACGAGGTCTTCGAGAAAAGGGCCGATACCATCTGGGAAGGTACATCGTCCCAGTGCTTGCATGATCTTTATCTGGTCGCTGACAGCAAGAGCGCGGCCGCGCTTCTCCGCCTTCTCGTTATTTAGCATCGACTCATCCTCGCCGTTGCGCTGACTTGCTGCCAATAATGCACCGAGCAAGCCCGCGTCCATTCGCGTAGGCTGACTGCCAGAATCGGCAATCTGTTGAAAAGCGTTTGGGTAACGCTCCAGAATTTTGCCGATGTCTCCACCAGAAATACCGTATACATCGATCTTCTGGCCACCGCCGATGTCCACCCGCTCATGGCGCGGAAGGACATCGAGCAGCGACAACATGCTAGCCATATTCTCCTCCTCTGCAGCCGACGTCAGTGTGTCGTATCAACGATAGTTCCAAATCCTCCGCTGACGTCGTCGAACAACACATCCGCCTCGAAATCCATCTGCCCCCATGTTCCGCTTCCCGTCGGCAGAAGGCTAATCGCCTTTGTCGGCGTGAACAGACAGAGCGGAAACGTATAGGTGTATTGCGGGCCGATGGCGTTGGTCGAAACGAACTTAAACGCCGCATAGAGCAGCGGTTCCGACAAGATCGTGACCGTTCCGCCAGAAGCGGCACCCAGAACAGCCATGCCAAGGTTTCGAGCTGTGAACTCCTCGAGGATCATGGTCAGCGTGGCAGCGACTTCGGTGACGACCACCATGTCCTTCTTACGCACACCGACACGGGAGCTGTAGTGCTCCAAACGGGTCGGCTTAACCAGGAACGTGAACTCGGTGATGTTGCCGACGTCCACGTAGTCGACATCTGGGCTGAGGCTCGGCGCTACCAATTTGACGTAGCCGATGCCACGACCGACAACATAGTTACCGATATTTGGGCTAGGGCCGGGAACAGGCATTTCATCTGCGCTTTCTCTCCTCCTTCATTGGCGCGATGGAAACAACGGATAGTAGAACTCATAGAGCATCATGAGCCACGCGCCGAGGGCTCCTATGGTTCTGCCTACCTTTAGATCAGTCTCGCAGCCGCTCACGAAGTGCGTGCCGTTTGCCGTGACCAAATCGAGCAGGACGCTGTCATTGGTGATGGTGTCCTTGATCAAGTTGAACCAAGTGGAAATTTCAGGCCCGACTGGGCGATCTACCCCGTCCACCCTTACGTTCTCGACGGTATCTCTGCTCTCCAACAGCACCACGATCTGCGGGTCCATGCGCCAGATGGTCGGGGGCATCTTGGTCGCCTTGTGCATCCGCACATCCTGCGTGAGTCTGGCTCCGCCGTCATACAGCAAAAACGCGGGGCGCTGTACGCCTAAGATGCCATTTGGGGTCGGACCGTAGTTGCGGTGCGCCTCGGCAATACCGCTAAGCCCCTGCCCGATCTCGAACAGCCGATCCAGAATGGCCTCCCGCCGGTCCAGTGTCTGGTCGAATGTCATGCCCGTGCCTGCAGCACCCAGTACAACTGTTTTCGGCTAGGACCAATGCGGGCGGGCGGGGCGACTAGCTTGAGATGCTCGTCCTCCACCGGATTGCCGCTTGCATCCTTCACCGGACTTCCGTCGTCATTGAGACTCAGCGTGACTAGCATGTCGCGCTCGCTCGGCTCCGGATCAAGCACTTGTTCGGTGCCTGGACTAAATGCCGACAAGAGCACCTTGCGGTCGGTGGGATTACTGATGCCGCCCTGTCTCTCAAGTGCGGTGAAGTTTGCCGAAAGAATGGACACAAACCGATCAGGCAGATCTGGCTGTCGCAGCAATGCGAGGTTGCCATATCGTTTGATCATGCTATCCCAAATCCGACGCGAGCGGCCCACACCGTAGGGAAAGGGTTCATAAAACGTGGCCATCACATCGCCGTCGCGCTGCCCACCGTAAGAATGGCGGGAAAGTTCTTCCTTACCAAACCGAGAAAGCGCTCGCCGTAGATCGTCATGGTAAAATCAATCGGCGCATTCATATTCGGTACTGCATAGGTGACCGACAACTCCGGCGTGCGCTCGCTCGAAATGATCTGGCCCGTACCGGACCCCGCCCGCATGATGGAGACCTGTAGCAAGTGCGCCGCGTAGTACATCATGGCAAGCGTCTGATTTGCATCATCGATCCAATGACCTTCGCCCCCGCACGTGACCACCGCCTCCTCAATCGCGAACTCGACGGTGCCATCGTCTACATTCCTGAACTCAGGAAACTTAAATTTCATATTCGTGACAGTGGGGACTATCATCGCCGCACTCCTAGAGCCTGTTCGCCGTCGCCGTAATGGTCACAATCCCGCAGTTGAGCGTCGATAAGTTACCGGCCACATCAATCAGCGTCGTCTCGTGGTAGTAGTTGCGTAGCAGATTCGCGGTGTCGGCGCGTGCAATCTTGATCTGACACTCCATGGGCGGCGGCGACGGCAGCAACGTAATCGAGCCGTCGAGTGTGGACTTTTCCAGCAGAGGCAAAGGCGAGGCATCAAAGTCAGGAATGCCGAACTGCTGCTCGTAAACGCGCCAGTAGATCGCGGAGCCCTCAAGCGTATCGAGGCCCAGGTCCGGATCTACCTTTAGAGTGACCTCCACATCATCATCTGCTGGGACCGAGAAGTTCTGTATGAGTGCACTCAATGGTCTTTCTCCCAATCGCCCTTAATCGTCACGCGCGGCACGATCCCGCGCAGATCGATGCTGAGACGCCGCCCGCGCAGGAGCGGGCTTGACTGCGCTCCCCTGATAACCGGGACAGGCCGCTCGCCCTGCAGGGTCGCCGTTGGCTCTTGCCCATGCAGCGCAACCCGCCGTAGCAGCCACGGCGCAAATGAGATGTGCTCAAACGGCTCGGCCAGGCCGATGCTAAACACTCCCGGCAGGAATACCTCAAATTCAAGCCCAACCGGTGCCGCCACGCCGTAGGCAAGTGCGCCAGTGAGCGGCAGACCAAATTCACGTGTAAGCTCCTCAACTGTGCCAACGCCGAATATGGCTGCCAGCGCCACGCGCTCGGCAGTAGTAAGGCTGGCAACCGCCCCTAATCCATAAACCGGAGCCAACGGGACATTGCTGCCAGCCTCGATGAAGAATGCAGAGCCATGCCCCGCACCAAACACAGAGCCGAGCGGAACAGCCACCCTGTTGACCAACAGACCCGCCTCGCCCGCGCCGAATACTGAGGCGAGTGCGATGTCCTTGCCGAACTGCACCCCGAAGGATGCCATCTGGCCAATGCCATGAACGGAAACCAGCGAAAGCGTCTGACCCACCGAGATCGCGAATGTGGCAGGCGTGCCGATGCCGTGCGCGCTGCTGAGCGGGACAGCAATGCCAGCCACGGGCGTGCCCGCAGCTCCGATGCCGTGTGCGGACTGCAACGCCACCGAGACCGCAGCAACCAACGCCTGCGCGGTGCCGGTTGCATGAATGCTGGGGAGCGTGAGCTGGGTAATTGGCCCTAGCGTACCTGCTGCCCCGGTGCCGAGCACTCCAACGAGATTAAGAACATCGCTGATTTGCGGCGCGAGCGTCCCCGCCGTCCCAGTCCCGAAAATCGCAGTCAGATCGATGGATGTTGCCGGCCCAGCGAATGGGCCGCCCGCGACCAGACGCCGGACAACAGTTCTCTCGCGGTAGCGAACGCGCGTCATCCGATCTCCTCAACCTCCGCACCGACCGTAATGTTGATCGTTGTCGTGACGCTGCCGACGATCTCAAACACAAACGCCTCACCGGACTTGACTGTGACGCCCTCCTCGATGGTCTGGTCATAGCCGTTATAGGAATGCGAGCCTGCCGAGTCGTAGAGCCGCGCCGTGCCGGATGTGGAGGCTCCCGCCGTGCCCTTGGTGATCGCGGTAAAGCCAGCAGCGGTGTCACCGCCGTCGTTGGCCATAATTGACGGCGAGCTATTCACGCCGCCTGTCGCATCCGTCACTGTCGCTGGAAGCAATCGACAGCGGGTGTAGAGCACCTGCGCGGGCGCGAGCGTGTTATCGGTAGGTCTCCACCACCAGCGCAGCACTTCAAGCACCTTGCCGGACGCACCCTTGATCTCGATCAGATTCATGTTGGCCGCCGCAGCGAAGGACGGCTCAACGATTGTGTATCGCCTACTCATTTTCTGTCCTCACTGCGCGGGAAGAAGTGCCAACCGTGACGACATGCTTGCGGTCGCGCCACATGTACGGGGGCGGCACTTGCGGAACATACGCAAAGCCCGGGCTCGCGTAGACCTGGGCATTCGGCATGAAGCGCCAGGTCTTGCGCGCCTCGGCAAAACGGAGCCGCTTGAGCCACAATGCCGTTACATCTTTAGGCGGCTTCTTGCCTTGCCCCGGAGCCTTGCCCTTGCCGTTGTTGGGCGGGGGTTGGCCGAAATTGACAATGACCTCGATGTATTGCTGCGACAGCCGAATCTTGGTGTTGCCGCCGCTCTGAACGACCTCAGTGTACTGCTGCGATAGCCGGATCTTGGGATCACTGCCGCTGTGGACGACCTCCGTATATTGCTGCGATAGCCGAACGCTTGGAGATGCCCCGGATTTAAGCTGAGGGAAACGCCGAAATGGCCCCTTTGTGAAAGGGACCGCATACGGCTTGTTAGACCGTGGGCTGTTTGTAGGCGGGGGGTTGGCCATTAGTTCAAGGACTCAACGATCCATTGTTGAAGCGTAATGTTGGTCGGGTTGGTCGTGACACTGAATGTCACAAAGTGGTTGATCTGCTGTGTGGCCGTACTGTCAAAACCGGTGCCCACCGCGGGCGCCGTGTTGGGTGTCAACAACGTGCCATGCGTCGAGGTGGAGTCGGCTACCGCCGTAGCCGAGATCATCTGACCCGTCAGCCTGCCCTGGCTCATCAGGTTTGCGCTGGTGCCCGAGCCGATGGCGCGGCACGTTGATATTGCCTCCCACCAATACGGCAGCGTCGTGTGCGCCGTAGTAGACATCTGCGCCGCGCCACCATTGAACACGACAACCGCACCGAAGCGCACGTCGAGCGTGATCGTGCCAGGCGTCGTCACCACATTGCTGATCTGGCCGATGCTGGTGAACTTGAGCAGCGTACCGACGTTGAAGAAGTTGGCGGGAAGCGTGAACAGCGCGTGCGTCGGCAACAGCGTGGTTGATGTCGTGGTATTGGAGACCGAACTGCCCGCAGCCTGCGCATTGACAATGGCCTGCTCCCATCCCTGACTGGGCATCAGTTCGCTCCATTCTTGGGAATGTCCGCCTCTCCACGCTCAAGAGCGGCGATTCCGCGCATACCGTGCTTAGCCACAATGTTGGTGGCGGCCCAGGCGATCCGGTTTGCCAGCAGCGTGCTTCCCGCCGCCACTGCACCCACAGATGCACCCAGGAAAAACTCAAGCGCGAGTTGGTCCTCGATATTGGGATGCCAGCGCATGTTGCGGCATCGCTCCAAGCACAAGCGCGCGACATCGCGCACGTCCTTCGGATCGGTTCGTGCATATGCCCCGATCAGCCGGTAGCCGTGGCGATCTTCGCGGCGCTTGATCCAATCGGGTAAAAGATTTCTCATTGCGCGGCCTGCTGCAGCTTGGGCCGCTCGGCCACGATCACGCGCTCGCCGATGTGACCAATCTCAAACGTCAGGTCGAGATCGATGTACGGTTGAAAACCCTCCTCGATTAGCCGGTGCGAGAACACGTAATCGTCGGAGATGTGGCCGGTTTGATTGCGGTCACTGATGGTTGCCTGCGTGTAAACCTCCATGAACCACGGCGGCCCTTTCATCTTCTTGAACACTACCGCCTTCAGGAGCAGGAAACCGGTCGGAATCTTGGTTGCCTTGACGATACCGACCTTGCCGTCCTTGTCCGGCTTCCACTCGCCCTCCCAAACGCCGAGCGTGTCGTAGGGTGGAATGCGCCGGTTATACGTGGCGCACACCACGTCCTTGTCATGTGCCTTCAATCGCAGCAGCCCGTCCGGTGGATGGGTGATATCGGTGTCCACGAAGAACAGGTAGTCGGCCTTGATCGCCAGCGCGTTGAGAACAAGGTGATTGCGGCCATTCGATATCGATGAACCTTCGTTGCAAATCGGCATGATCTGCACGCCCTGGCTCAGCGTGTAGGTGACGAGGTAGAGCAGATCCATTCCCATTTTCGCCTTCCACGTCCCGCCGGATGGAAGGCAGAGTGCAACGAGTGGCATCTTTCCATTTTGCATCTCAGGCGACCTTCATTCCGAATGTTGCCGTGGCGAGCGTGCTCGGCGTCCACACCGAGCCGGTGTTGGGATCGTGTCCGAAATACTGCTGCTTGGTCGTGTAGCCCGACGGCGCTTGCATACTGGTGCCGTCGATCTGCGTCGCGCCGTTCTTGCAAATCTGCTTGAAGTTGAGTGTGCCCGCGTTCGGATTCTCTACGTAAGAGTTGAGCATCACGCCGTTGATCTGCGACGGCGTGATACCGGGAGCGGCATAGGTATAGAGGTCTTGATCGCCTACGTTGCCGTCCTGCACATAGGTTGTGTCACCATCGGCAACGGTCTCATTCACCCGTGTCCAGTTGGTCACACCGCTGTTTGGCGTGAATTGCACCGCGCTGTCGCCATTCGGGCGTAACGTCAGTATCTCACGCGGGCCTAGCGGGTAATCCGAATCCTTCGGGGAATCTCCGGTGTCGTCGTAAACGATGACGTCGTCTATTCCGTTGATCGCGCAGCCCACGTTGGCCTGCACAAAGCGAATAGGCCCAAAAGTAAAAGCATTGGTCACGTTGAATGACCCAGAAATATCCTGCGTGCTGTCAACGTATACCGTTTGTAAATTGGCTGCGTTCGCTAAATTGTACTTTACCTCAATCCAGTGCCAATTATTATCACAGACATTGCGGGTTCCGGTCGCCTGTACGGTGGCAACCGCATTTATCAGCTGCAGAAAGCCAGTGCCGGTTTGGATTCCCAGCAAGTGCCCTGGAGCCCCGGTATCCGAGCGGACAGGTTCCAGAAACTCATAGAGGCTAGAGGGGATCGCCGAAAACTTGATGTAAAAACCAAAGTGAAAGATTCCGCTCGCGACACCGCCAAGAATGCTCGGGGTTTGAAATATACCGCCTGCGGCTCCAGCCGCGCATGTGACACCCCCTGCACCGTTGCGGCCAGCAGTCGCGCCCCACGTGAAGCCGCCGGATGCTGTGCCCCACTTCTTGATGAGGTCTGCCGTCGCGGCGTAGGAGTCGAAGGCGTCTGTGAAGACCAGGGCCACTAGCCGCCCCTATTGGATTCTCAGCAGCGAAGTCGTGTTCCCGTTCGTCGGCATGACCAGCGTGAGCGTGCCGTTGGTCACCGACTGTATGCCGCCGAACGAGCCGACATAGACTGCGCGGTTGGACTTGCTCGCGTTGTAGATGATGCAGCCCGAGGTCGAGAACGTCGCGCTCGACCAGCTCGGGTTCACGCCCCACTGCCAGTAGGCCGTGCCGCTTGCGCTTAATGGTGTGGTGTTGTTGGCCGCAGTGAAGTCGAAGCCTCCGGTTGTATAGCCGTTGCCGTTGGCAACCTCGTCGGAGCTAAGCGCCGAATAGTTGGTTGTGGTTGCGTCGAATGTACCAGATGGCGTTCCCACGCCAAGCGCGCATTTGAAATCGTCGCCGGTTATTGCCGTGTGGTTGTGAATCGCCTGCGGCAGCTCCGCCTTGTAACTGGTCGGCATTGCTGTGGTGAAGCCCGGCATAGCTCATGCTCCCTTGCCCGCCTCCTGGCGGTGAATGTACTGCTGCGTCCTGAACTCGCAGGCCAGCACCTCGCGCATCGCTTGCACCACTTCTGGTTTGGCATAGTGCTCTTCTAGCAGCGTGCCTTTGGTCAGGCCCTGGATCGTGGCAACCGCCTCGTCGACGTGCCGACTCTCAGGTTCGAGCGCCGCCTTGATCCGCGTTGCAGAGTTCGCCTGAAGCTGTGCGAGTTCGTGCTGCTTCACGTCCTCATGATGCTTCTCAAGCGCGTCACGCAGCTTACGCCGCAGGTGGGCCGCCGCTTCGCACTTGGCGGCGTAGTCGGCAACACTCGGCTCTGGATCAATTACCAGCTTATCGGCTGTGACCTCAGCATGTTTCCATGCCGGATGACCTCCCGTTCCCTGCGTCGTCATCATTCCAAGGCGCATCACACTGTGCTCGCCGTCAGGGTCAGGTCCCCTTTGCCGAGATATTCGGCGAGATCCGGACGCAGCAGGATGCTGCGCTTTGTCTCTCCGGGCTGAAGTGCGACTTTGTTGCCGTGATGATCGTGCACCACGCGCAGCGCCTTGGCGTTCTTGCTGGTGATGTCGTAGCGCTGCGGCTTAACGTCTTTAGCCTTTTCGGTCAGGTCAGCGACCATCTTTTCACGCGGTGTGGGTTTCATCCTCTCCGCATCGAGGTCCGCCACCGGCTCATTGCTCCACTCAGTCTCACTTTTCTTCGTCGGCATGTTCTTCTCTCCTCCAAAATTTTTCCAGGCGCGGGCCTCCCACCCGCTCCCGGCCTCTAACAAAAAGCACTCAGTTACTAGGGCGACCCAACACCGCTGATGCCATCGACATACCGCACGGCACCCGGACGCCGAACCTCGACGGAGCCAACGCGGAAGATGCCAGGGATGTCGAACTGGATCGCACTACGCTGGAACACCGGCAGGAAGCGGTGCGGCATTGGAATGTGTAACTTGAGCACACGCGGATCGCGCCGATATACGACCATGCGTCCGCCACCGTCTGCGCCCGCAGAGTCGAGACCAATCACACCGCGGATCGTGAGCGGCGCACCTGTGTTGAACGTGTAGAGATTGTAGCGAGCCAGATAGTCGAGTGCGTTGCCGTAGGTATTCGGGATGCGAATGTTGGCGAGCTTCTGCATTTCGCCAACTGGCAGCAACACCGTGTCCGCCATCTCAACGGTCAGGCTTCCTGCGTAAATGCCGGTGAGAGCATCCTGCACATCGCCGATGATCTCGTCCGCCGTCTTCAGCGACCAGTGCGTCGAACCTCCTGCACCGGTCTTCGCTGTGACCACCGTGACGGTCGGATTGTTGAACAATCCGGTCACGTTCTTGGTCGCATCTCCACGATACGCATGGTTGTCCATGAACATTTCGTAGGAGAATCTTGCTGCGTCGGCACGCTCCCCGGTGAGGTTCAAACCAGGAATCATCAACGCCTGGCCGATCTCCTCGAGCGTGTAGGTGTAGCCAATGCCAGCCATCTCGATGCCTTGCTCGTACTTATTACGATTGACATCGGCGTACGGCATATCGGTCGCTACGTTGCTCAGCCATTGAGCCTGACCGACCCGGTCGAGGCTGAAGTAGGTGACCGATTTGGCCCACTCACCAGCAGCGGTGTCGATAGGAATGAGCTGCTGATAAATTATTTCCGGGTATTGCGTCCGGTAAACTTCCTGCTCGATGAAAGCAGTCTGGCTCAACAGGAAGCCGAGCGCCTGTTGAGGGTTGTCGTAGATATCAAGGCGCATATTCATGTCTCCCGTATTGAGCGCTGTTTACGCTTTGCCAGCGATGTTGCCGAGACGTGCGACGGCGAGGTGGCCAGATGTAGCCGTCGTCATCCAGCGTGAGCTGTCGATGGCGGTGCCACCGGCGGCGCTAAGCTTGCCGTCGGTTGTGTTGTAATGGATCGACTGGCCAGCAGTCACATCACCGGCAACGATGACCCACAGGTCGCCGGTCACCAGGATGCCCGCGTTGTCGTTCTCCGGATACTCATCGATAGGAAGAGTCTCCGAGCGAGCGACCGTCGGATCAGCGCGGGAAAGGCCCACAAAGGCGGTGCCGCCGAGGTGGCAGCCTTTGGGTTTTACGCCTTGACTGACGGCGCGACCAAACGGGATAGCAGTGGCACCGCCACTGACGACCTCTACAATCCGCGTGTCCGCCGAGTAGTTGATCGAGCTAGCAAGCATCCCGTTTTGGGCGGGAAGTTGATAGCGAATGTAGTCGGTTTGAACGGGGGCCGGAGTCAACATGCCCTTATCTCCTTTTCTATTTTCAAAAGCGCAGCAGCTTTACTGCAGCGCGTTACTTTACTGTGCCGCGCCGCGAGGATTCTTCCAGGCGTTCGAGGTATTGGCGACATAATCCGCGTAGGCTTTGTCTCTGATCGCCTTGGGATTGGTCTGATCGCTGCTGCCGCCGCCATGACCGAGCAGCAACAAGCTATCTGCGAGACGGTCTGTGCCTGAACGCGGCTTGAGGTTCGCAGTCAGGATTTTGAATGCGCCCACCATCTCGGCGTCGGAGAGGTCCTTAGCGGCATCGCCCATCTTAGTCATGACGACGGTGCGCACGATCTCCGTATCCGGCTTGCCTTTGAAGTCGGCCTTGCCCTCCATCACGGCATCGGCCTTCAGCAGCAGATCGATCCGCCGCTCCGCCTCCGCATCGATGGCTTTGGGATCAGTCTTGGCAAGAGCGTCAGCGAGTTGCTTCTTGAGCGCCGCCACCTCGCCTTTCATGGCCGCGAATGCAGCATCCTTCTCGCCGCGCTCTTCCTTCTCGCTCTCCTGCTCTTCCTCGGCAGCACTGCCCTCCTTGTTATTGTTGTTGCCGTTCTTTTTCCTGGCAGCATCCAACTGCGTTTGCAGCGATCCGATAAAGTTTTGTACGTGCTTGGCAGCGAGTTCGTCCTCGAACCCGATGCTCTGACCGTCTACGAGAATCTTCACCATGTCGGTCCTTCCTTTCTGGTGATCGTCCCCGATCTTCAATCGCGATCCGCCTCTGGCAGCGGGGACGACGGCCAGATGATTCCCGCGTATCGCAGTCTGCTTGGCATCGTAGATTTCACCATCCGGTGTGCGGCCCTTGCCCCACCGCAAGTCGGTCGAATAGCCAACTGACAATTCTTTCACGCCATGTTTCTCGTAAGCCTCAATGGCCTTGCTATCCATGATCACCAGCGGCACGCGCACCGAATCACCATCGCGCGCGACTTCCTCACCTATGTGACCAACCGCGTATTCGTCCCAATTCTTCGCATCCACCATGACCGGCGGATGATTGAGCGTGATCGGCTTGTTCGCGAGGCTGTGCATCGCCTTGGCGCTGAAGACTTCGCTCTCCGGTCGATAGACCCGCACCACGCCCATGTCGGGCTTACCGATCTCTGCTCCGTCGTAGAGCTGAATGCCGGTACGAGCGATACGTGCATTCGCTACGAGGTAGCCATCCTTGGTTTTGCGTACGATCTTGCCATCGCGATCTTGGACAAATACGGCGTTCTCGATGAGATGTATCGAATCTGTCTGCCGTCGTCGGCCATCCTCAACATCATCATCGTCATTATCGATATAACCAGTACCGTCGCATTCATCGCACTGGTCGCCTTCAAGGTCCAAACCGCTCCCGTAACACCCGGGACATTGTTTCCTTTGGTCCATCATGACGCGATCCTTTGCGCGATCCTTTGCGCTTTTTTTCCCTTTACCCCCGGTGAAGTCATCGGCGGCGTACAGCAATGTGATGATGTCGGTGTCGACCCGGCGCACATTCATCTTTTTGTCGTCAGCCAAGATGTTGTCGCGCGCGTCCATGCCAATTTTTGCCGCCCAGCTATGGTGGCCATCGAGAATGTAATCGTCCTTGCTAATAACGATGGGCCGGTCTTGTAGCTTAGCGGCTGCTTCCTTGTCGACCTTGCCGTCCTTACCGATGCCGGTCTCCATGAAATTGGCGAGGGCCGCGACCTGCGCGCCCTTCAGTTCGTTCTGTGTTGCTCGCAAGTGCGCCGCATATTCTTCGCCGTCTTTTACCGTGTGGCCTCGAGCCTTCAGGTAATCGAGGAAACCTTTGGTATCCTCGAGCTGCGGCATCTCAATGCGCGTGAAGCCTTTAGTCTCCGCGCAGAACAGGTTGGTGCCTTTTACCGACACATCGCACAAATTAAAATTTGGAGCCTTCTCGCCTTTAGCGAGCGCCGCTTTGGCTATCTCACCAAGCTTGTCGAGCAAGGTTGAGACTTGCCGTGGTTGATTCAGTTCAACCTTGCGCCCTTCGGTAAGCGCACGCGCTGCATCATCAACATTCTCGGTATGGATGACGCCTTTCTCGTCAACGCGGGCCTCCTTCGAGTAGCCCTTCCCGGGATGGACCTCCTCGCCACCACCGCCTCGCCCTCCGCCGCCCTCCTCGCCTTTTCCGCCACCGCTTTCACCCGTGGTGTACTGGTTGCCGCGGAATGGATGACCCGCCTCTTCATCCCGATGGAAGCGGCCGGATTCGTACTCCTCGATAAATCTATCAAGCTCATCGAGTGTGTGACGATTCAATGCATCGTCGAGCAAGCGCAAAGACCGGGAGACGGAACCGTCATCCGCATCGCCGAAACCTAATGCCTGCTCGGGGAAGCCGCCGCCATGCATGCCAGAGCGCCTTGCTCGTTCAGACATATTCCGCAGCCCGCCGGTCGTGGCCTTCAATAAGCGGTGTGCAGCTCCGGCATCGATGCCAAGACTATGGGCCACGCGGTGCACCGCATAACCAGCAATCGTGGCACAGACTGCCGCTGGCACCGATGGCGCACCCAACGCCGTCAAGGCAGCGAGGATGCCGCTCGTTACGGCGATCTCGGATTCATGCTTTACGATGTGCTCTCCAGCCCTGATCGTTTCATTGATTGCGCTTCTGATGACCGACTTAGCGGACGATAAGCTGAGGAATGCCTTAACCTTCTGACCATGCTCACCGGTACTCTCAGCTGGTTGCCCATTGCCACCGCCGCTCTCTCCCGTCGTATATTGGTTACCTCGGAACGGATGGCCTGCCGCCTCGTCAAGCAACGAACAGCAAGCACAATCGCGAGTCGAATATTCGGACGGCGGGCGATCCTCATCCCAATCGCCGTCGTAATGCAGCGCACCGCCTCGAGATTTGAAATAGTGCATCTGCTTGAGTGGCGGGTGATATGCATGCACCGAAATGTCGCGCTCTCCCGACGCCTTCGACGGCGCGGTGCCGCGCATCAGGTGGATATACGGAGCCTCGAGCTGCACAGTTGTGCCTTCGGGCAACGTGTCCTTGTTGACCGGCATACGCAGCCCGTCAGGGCTCTTCGCGGCATCGAGATAGCCCGCAGGAGGATGATTCCATTCGTTGGCAATATTACCGCGCAACACCGAAATGCCGACTTCGGAACGAACATGATCGTGGATGTCCGTCTGCTCGGTCCCACTCCAACCCAACAACCATACTGACGGCATGCCCGCCTTCTCATCACCCTTGTGCAGCAGCAGCGCTGGCCGCTTGTTGGCTGGCATGTCATCGATGAGTTTGAGCATCTGGTCTTTGCGCGCGAGCATCAGCCACCTGGTGAGATCGGCGCTGCCGTGCTGGCCAAATTCACCACCCATCCCGCCGACGTGATCCTCAATGGCTTTCACCAATTCCTTGGGAACGCCGGGTGAGGCCTTCGCGCCACCAGCAGGTTCGCTTTTGCCGAATGTCCCGGCACCAAGTTCTCCCTCAGCGCCTCCAAGCCCGCCGCTTATTCCTTCGATGCCCTGACCAAAACCAAAGGTGCGTGCGATCTCGGGTTTTTCAGATAGTCCTTCTGCCTTGGTCAGATGCAGCTCGCCGCGACCGGCGGGGCCACCGCCGCCGCCAGCCCACTGACCGCCACCTGATTCACCGGCAGGTACGCGCGGCTGATCGGGGTCGTAGTCCCCGAGCCGATGCATGACGGCATATCCGTCCTTGCTGACCCAGCGGTCGCCCTTCTTCTTATATTTTGCTTTAACGGCCGACCACGCAATCGCGTGCGCGCGCTCCTCGCCATACTTCTCGAAGGCGGCATTGAATGCTGATCGGAAAATAGCCTGACCGTGCTTGGGAACCTTCTCAGTCCCGCTCGGGATCTGGCTTGCCTTGTAAGGCATTCATCTGCTCCGTGGCCGACGTGTCTCCCCGACGGCCAGCCTCGGACTCAGAAACGATTCCCTGCATCAAATCGTAATTACTCGACTTTGCGTCTTTAAGGAAGCCCCCATTCAACCTGAACGCGCCCTCCTTCGGTCATATCATCGAAGCTGACGCATCCCTAAGCGCTGTATTGAACGCGGCGATTGCCGGAACTTGTTTTAACCAACTACGAACCTCGGTCTCTCCCTGACGCAAATGACGTCGCTGAACATCCTCGGAAATATTTGGATTAGGGCGAAAATAGCGTCCAGACACCAACTTACCGCGATGTAAAATCCAATTATCCCACTCCTTGGCCTTAAGCTGTAGTTCATCCTCAACGGAAGCGTGAATTGCATGCCGCGCATCCCAAGCAAATAGATTGTTGTCTTTATCGAGTAAAACACGAATCTCTTGATCCGAAGACTCGCGCACCATGCTACGCAAGTCACGTTCACTCGGATTGATCATCACCTCAAACGGCTGATTGCGGCCGATCTGAATGACCTTGCCGCTCTTGGGATTTAGCGCTTCACCCCACCGATTGTGAACCCGGTCCCAGACTTCCGTGCCATTTTGAATCGGGGATTGCTTGATAATTTCCGCATAAGCTCTTCGCGCGTCGTCTCGCTGCTGGCGGTCGGTTCCGTCGTCTTTTGTAGTTCCGATAAATTCTGCGCGTCCGAACTGGTATTCGACGTCTGCCCCGGAGGAGGCGTGGGCGATTTTGTCATGCAATTTTCCGTCTCGATCAACTACATATGCCGTAACGCCAGATGTCTGTTTCTGCAAGGTGTGGTCCGTAATACCAGCCTGCATCAACTCCCTGTGGGCACTCTCGAGCGTACCAGGCATCGCCCACTTGTAAAGGACCGCCTTACCCTTGTCGTCCTGCTTGAACAACAGGACCGACTTCTGGTCGGCCAGATAACCCTTCATTGCACCGCTGAGCTTGAGCTTGTCCCAGTCCGGATTTTCCACCTCGCTCAGGATCGAGTTCTCGGCACCATCGGACCAGGCTCCCACAATGTTGGTGTGGACACTGTCGAGGCCGAGAGTGCCATCGATCTCGGTCGCCGCTAGGCGCAAGGCCCGCTGTCGATCACCGGTCAGCCCACGTAGGGCACCTTCGAAACCGGTGTGCTCAATATTGGGCGAGACAAACTCAAAGCCACCGCCGCCACCGGCTGCTGTCCACTCTCCGCTACCCTCGCCCGAACCCTTTGGTACGCGCGGCTGATCCGGGTCATAGTCTCTTGCTGCTTTACTTTGAAGATGGACAAAGCCCTCGACCATGCGATCCATTTCAGCTTCGGTCATGTTATCAGGCGAATCGGGATCATCGATCCACGGCGCGAACTCGAGTGTCATTTTCGCATCCACGGTCACGCCCTTTTCCCTGGCGATCCTCTCAAACACTTTAGCATAGTCAGTGTCGTATTGAGGGACGCGCGCACCAAGACGTTTGTACAGTCCTTGCTCAGGCGTCCACCACGTAGCTTGCCCAGACGCGCGCGTAAGATGAGTTCCTTCCTTATGCAAGAGATTAAGCGCTTTATCGAAGACCGATGTAATCCAAATACGATCATTGCCACCCTTCGGTGCTTCGACCATCGCCCCACTGTAGTTGTAGACAAAACGCTCCGCGGCATGTTCGAGCGGAGTCTTCGGTCTACGTGTTTCTTTATAGTCAGCCTCATGCACATCTATTGTTTTCTGTGCAATGCCCAGAAGCCTCTCCATGCTTGACGGCGCTGCTTTGCCTTTGCGCTTCAGCTCGGTTCGCAGCTTGTCGCGCTGCTCGTTCATGTCGGTATGGCCAATACCAGTGCCAGTGAGACGCCCCCACGAACGCATGAACCACATATCCATCGTGAGCGGGTCAAAGTTGCCATTCAGATTCTGATAAAAGCCCTGTCCGATCTTCGGGCCCAACACAGCAGACCCATAGACCTTGTCATCCATGTTGGTCTTGCCAACTTTATAGCCAGTCGCCTCAAGCAGATCACGATTGGTGTACTGGGTATCAAAAATTTTCTTGGTGCCTTCGAGGCCAAAGCGAGCAATCAGCTTATTCATCTTCTGAAAATTGCCGGTGATGTTCGGATCAGCAACCTTGATATCGGTCGGAAATTTCCCGTCTTTGTTGAAGCGCGTGTATGCCTCATCGGCATTTCGTCCGGCTCGGTTAACACGCTCGCCCTGGCTAACAATGCTAAGCGCAGCAATGAACGCAAACCGTTTACCTGGATCGGCGCTGATTTCGGGATGCAGCTTTGATGCAATCTGCATCGTTCGCTGCATCTTGTCGCTGTACCACGTCTCCGTCGAATGACCGTTGCGCAACCCGTCCTTCAGCTCCATAGCCAACGTCTTAGCGATGTAATTCTCAAGCTGCGGAGTAGCGTTCTCCCGCGTGATTTCTTTGACATTAACTTCCTGCTGAAGAATTTTCTGCGCACGGCCATTCAATTCCTGCGCAACGTCCGGCACTTTACGTGAGTTGGGCTTATAGCCAGAGGCTTCGCGGGCGATGTAATTGCTGGTAAGCCGCCGACCTTCCTCATACTTGACGCCGCCTGGTTCGTAATCAGGCCCGCCAACCGCACCGCCTTCCGGTGCAAACTCACCACCATGCACGCTGATTTCACCAGGATCGTAGCGTGCCCGATCATCGTCATAGGCGTCTCCGCCGCCTGCTGGCTGTTGATGCGGATGCCCCAGCCCCATGAAGAAGACCCTGATGCCCTTCTTCGCAGCATCTGCAAACTGGTGGGCATGCACGATGTGGACGCGCTTCGGATCAAACACGACGTAATTGCTCGTACCCTCACCCTTTGCCCGCGAACGCTTGTCGAGATATTTCACGCCCTGAATGCCGATCTCATGCAGCGCATCGCTGCCCTCCTTCAGCTTGTGCAGAACGCCTTGCGGGGAGCCGCTGACCCTCTCCATGATCGCCTCGCCCTTCGCATCCTTACGCAACAGGTCGGCAATATCCTTGTTCGTTTCGCCGCTGAACGGCGTCGCCGCCGTTCCAATTTGATCGCGCAGGATTTTGGAGATTTCCGGCTGCTGGCTTAGCGGCTTGTCCCAGTCAAGCAGCTTGCTGCGCTCGACGTCGAGATCGACCTCGTACAGCACGCCGCCCGCCGGTTGCCCGCGCAGCCCGCTCAGCGCGCGCCGGTAATGCTCGGCGACCGCGCGGTTCTCGGAAAAGTACAGCCCGTGGCCGAAGGCATCCGTGCCCTCACCGCTGCCAACCTTGCTCGCAAATTCGGAAAAGGCATACGGCGAACCATGATAGGCCGGAGTCCCTCCTCCCGTGCCAGTCCATTTACCCTGCGGGTCGCGCGGCTGGTCAGGATCGAAGTCATGCGTGCCGAGATGCTTGCGCCCCCATTCGAGCCACGGCCTTGCATCCTCGTGGCCCTCAGCTAGCCGCTGCTCCATATCAGCGACAAAGCTCTGCCACTGTGCTGGTTTTGCAAACAATCCCGGCGGATCAATTGAGACCAACATCGGCGATATGCAGGTTGTGGCGTTTGATTCCGTCGGCCATGGCCCGGTCAGCGATCTCGGTGATCCGCTTGATGGCACGACCGTGTTTGCGCAAAAGCCCGCGCTCGAATGCCCCGGGTTGATAATCATGCTTGACCAGGCCCGCATTCACCAGCCCTTGCACCAGCGGATGATAGAGCACAAAACGGTTGGCGCTCTCCAATTCCTTTTCGTCTGCGAATTCTCTACGCAGCTGGTATTGAAGGCGCTGCAAGGTGTTTCCAGCTTCGTTGCCAACCTCGTCGTGATATTCCATCAAGAACCTATCGAAGGCTTCAGTCGGCTTTGGCTCCCGCAATGTATAAACATTGGGATCGGCATCCCCGACAATCGACATGTTTGGATGCTCGGCATCACGGCCAGGGATGCTAGCCTTCGACGAGGCGTCATCGGTGTGCGCCCACACCGCCAACTCCCCGGGACGTCGATTGAGCAAGCTGATATCCGGGCCGGAAACAGGTAATGGTGACGGATGATTATGATGCAGCTCATGCACCCCGAATTTGGCTATCAGTTTCGGCGACACACCAACACTATGAGCACCCCCCGCCGGGGCAGCTCCGACAAGTGTCCCGTCGGGACGATGCTCGCCAACAATGACTGCGGTTTCGAAATTATCATCACCAACGCTGACGACCGCATCGCGCGCAAGCTTTTGTACATCTCGCGTTGATCCGCGCTGCATCCACGTCTGGCCTATTTTTTCTTCGCCAGACTCGAGCGCCTCGATAAAGCGGTTCTTTCCCGGCTCTGGTTCCCCACCGCCCGAAAGCGGTAATTCACCAGGAGCAAAGCTTCCACCTGTCGATTGCTCTGACGTCTTGCCGCGTGGATGCTGCTCCGGATCCCAATCCCAAAGCGCATCCGTCGTTTCACCGGCAGGGTAAAAGCTACATCGGCACCATGCGTGGGCTGGTATCAGCGACTCCGCCGTATCGAGATCGTAAGGGCCCTCGTCGCTTATATCTTCGCAGATGACGCACACGTCCTCGTCGCCCGCCGTGACCACCTCGACGCCCCCTATCCCCTCGACCTCTTCGATCTTCTCCTGTGCCCTTTCGATACGCGCAATCGTGGCGGCCGACGGCGTCTCGGTCCTGCTAACACGGGAGCCGGGGCCACCGACAGGTTGCTTGGCGTCCCTTGATTGCGTGCGGTTGTCTGAACGTAACTTTTTTATGTCACGTTCGTGAGTGAAGAAAGTTACGCGAGATGAATGGCTACGTAGCCAATCGCTCACGAGCGTCTTACCGTGCGGACCCTGCACAACACGCCGCTTGCGCAATCGCTCGGGAATGATCCCAACCTGCTGCACTCCGGCATCACGGAATGCGCTGAGCGTGCAAGTGCCATGGGTCTTGGCGATCACATACTCGCTCATAGCGCGCGTGCGATTGCGCATGGTCTTGATCACGCCGGATAGCGCATTGGCCGCTTGCGTCGGCGTATCGTTGGCCATGATCGAATGCGTCACGACCCGGATCATCTGCTGCTGCGCCGCCTCACAGATGCCGCGTAGCTCGCTGACTGCAAAGTTCTCCATGGTAGCGACTCGAGTCGAGTCAACTTTCCCACCAGGAGCTAACTGGTTCACATGCTTCTGTGCGATCACGGCCGCCTGCTGCACGTACGGTCTGAGCCAACGGCCGTCCAAGCCGAATACTTTGTGCCGCAGCTCCTCACGCAGCCACGCCGCAAAGCCCTCGGCCTTGTCGGCATATGGGAGCCGACCGATACCGCGCATTCCTATGAGATCGTGCTCGATCAACGCCTGACGCACCGTCTGCGCCAACGTCTGCCAGCGCCGGTCACCTTCCGCTCGCATGCGCGCGCGTAGGTAATACGTCTTGGTCGGGTCTTTCCCAGCCCGTGCATCCTGCAGCTCTGCATGCGTGGGCAGAGCACGGTGGGGCCCGCAGAGGCTGAGAGCAAGCGTCATGATGCTTTCCAGTTGAACCGCCCTGGTTCCGGACTCCCTCCGCCACTCGCATCGGGCGCGGGCTCGCCACTGGGTTGATAGCCTCCAGTATCGTCGCCTTCCTCTGGTTCCGATCCATATTTTTCAATGGCATCGTCGAGCCCCGGATAGGTCCCATCCTCGATCAGCTGATTGACCACGCCTTCACGGAAGGCATCCGCGTTAATGATGCCAATGGTTGCATAAACTTGCGTCGCTTGCGCCTTCTCAAGCCCGATCTTGGCCTTGTCGCCTTCGCTGAGTTGCCACAGCGGATTCCATTCGTAGTGAATGTTAGGATCGGCCTTACCGAGCGCACTGCGCATCATCACCTGGTCGAGCATTGCGAGGCGCGGCGCGATCTCGTTCTTCTGCTTGTTCACGCAATCATCGTAATAGTTGCGCACATCGTCCGGCCCGCCGCTCGTACTGCCGCCCTGCAATCCCATGCCCGATGCCGTGCCGAACAAACGACTAACCGGAATACTGGCCGCACCGCTGATGAGAGTGATGAACTCATGCAAGATCATCGGCAGGCCACTATAATTGGTCTGTATCCGGTCCCACTCCTCCTCCTTGTCCAATATCAGCACGGAAAGTGCACTCTTGGTCTGAGCCGACAGAGTGAACCGATCAAGCATCTTGTTCTTATATTCCGGTGATATCAGGCTCAGCGCCATGTTTGGGATTTTGACAACATCCATCTTGCCGTCGTTAACCATTGCAGCAATGGATTGAATGCTGCCCGTGAAACTGTTGACCGTATCGACCACGGTCTGCAACACGCTATCGCCCCAGCCGCCGCCGAGCGGAGCAAGCCGCCAGTCGGGTAGCTCATTGCCAGGAAGCTCGAGCACGCGGCTGGGATGAATCTGTGTCATGCCCATGTTTGTGGGGATCGTGCTTAGCTCTTGTTGTCGGCCTTTACTAAACGGAATCACATTACTGAAAAAGCTCTTGACCGGATTGACCGCACCCGGCACTTGCTCGGGCTGTCCACGTACCGACGGCGTCGTCGTCCCCGATCCGCCCTCAAAACCAAACATCGGCGTCGCAACGGTGTAATAGGCCGGTCGCGTGTAGTAGGGATCCATCACGTTGTAGATGCGCGGACCAGCATTGAGTTCGAAGCGGTGCAGCACCACCACGTACTTCAGACAATCCTTGCTGCACTTTTCTAGATCAAGCGGTTGGCTAGGATCATTACCGTCGTCCACGCCAATGACGAGTGCCGAGCCTCCGTACAATCTAGCTTTGCTGATCCATTGCTTGACCTTGCGCTGAAGATCCAGGGTCTTCTCAACCAACTCCAGCGCCTCAATCTGCTGCTGGTTTGCTTGCCAGGCGCGCCACTCGCGCGTCATGTCTTCGGCTGGCGCTTCGACTATCTTGCGAGCCAACCAATCTCCGCGATACATATTTTCGAGAGTGTTTCGATCCAACAGCGTGAGAATGTATTCAACGCTCTTGTTCGGATCGACGCCGAGCTGACCTAGTCCCGTGACAAAGTTGCGGAGCGAGTCGCGGAGGTAGGTGACGTAGCTCACGTTAGAACTCCATACCAAATCACTGTGCCATTAACGGAAACCCCGATTCGCGGTGGCGCAGTCTCATCGTTCATCGGCATCCAATACGAGACAACCACCGGCCACATTTTCGGGTAGGCAATTCGTTGAGCTAGTCTGCGCCACCATTTCCGGTTCACTGCTTGGTCTCCATATTCTTCATCTGTTGCAGCTCGTGCATGGCATCGTGATCGCGTGCCGTATCCGCCTCATCCTTGGCGCGATGTAGCGAGCATGCATCTTCGGTTACCCCTACAATCGGCCGCGCCATTTGCAATGTCATCCGGCCACCTGTCGTTGGCAGTTGGATCGCACTTGGAGGTGCGCCGTAACATACCCGCTTCGATATATCCTGCGCGATAATCTGCGGATTAAGCCTCGCAAAGAAACAGTTGCCACAGCGTTTCATTAGGCTCATTTCAAAAGTTATCTCTTCCTTTTAGGGGTGTCACCGTCGATAGCCTGCATTCCATCTTATCTGCCGCGTGCTTCCCGACCCAGTATCTCTGCTGCATCTCGATTGCACGACTGCACCGATGCCAAGTTTGATACTCGCCAGCGTAGATCGCCTGGCCGGACAACAGGGTAACCCACATGACCCAGGTCATTTTTCCATCGGTGCCCACTGCGCACACCAATCATCCGCCTTTACCTCTGGATGAAACGACTCCGGATTGCCGAATGCGGAGCCTCCGACCGGCGGAGTCATGAGAAGGGTGGGCGGCCAAAAGCGACACCACCCCACGCCATCAGGGGTTGTTACATCTTCCAAGTACGCACGGCAGTTACCGCAGTTCTGCTCGCTCTGCGGCGGCGTAGCGGCCCTTGTTGCTGCTTCGCTCATCTTTGACTGATACTATTTCTGCAACAACGCAGACAAGACGAACCGGAGCCCAACCACAAACCGCTCACGGCGAGTCATGCGCCATCGAGTCCTAATCTCAGGGTTCAGATCCTCAACGCGAAGGATTCCATCTTCGTACCGGAGCAGCGGGCCGGTGCGATCCATGAAAAATGTCATCCTGATCCTCCTTTAATAATCGCTGATTTTTTCCCAGGCCAGAACACCGGTCGTGGTGGCGCAGTGCCACAGACCGGGCCCCGGCGGCCTAGGCTTGCCGCGGGGAGTACACCATTCGCACCACCTATATGTTCCAGGCCAAGCTGAGTGCTCATCGTTTAAGATAGTCTGAGTTCCGTCGCAATACTCGCAGACCAAGACGCACTCCTATGGCGATATCGGCGAAGGCTGGCCTGCGCCGGAAGACAGGAAGAGTGGACCAATCAAACCAAACGCCGGGACGAAGATGAACAACCCAGAGAGAGCGGCATTCGGCGCGATCAACGCCGCGCCCGAAACATCGCCGGAGAATTGAGAGGGCGTTCCGATGCCCTCCGATGTGGCTTCGAACCCAGAGCCGGGGAACTCAGAGGCGGATGCGTCGGCGGAGAAAGTTAGAATGGATCGCGTGCTGGTGGAATACCTCACGTCACCGGCTCGAGTGATGCAGGCGACATTGCTTTCGTATCGATTTCTCAGTCGAACAATCTTGCCGGTTTTCGCGATCTTGTATTCGATCTCGCCTTCGACCAGCCTGAGCTTGGTCGCACATTCGGCGCGCGGATCGGGATTAGTCACGATCTCGACCTTGTTGCTGCCGACGCTGAGTACTTGCTGGGCGTGAGCCCAAGTCATGCACGACAACAGACCTGTCACGACGATGAGCCCTCGCAATGAAGCCTCCCTTTGTTCGTCAGCGACCGCCGCCGACTGACAAGACCCCATTGGGGTCCCTGAGGCGATAATTGGTCGAATCGGTGGCAGCTGTATTCACCAGCGCTTGGGTTCCACCCCTGATCCGCAGACTGACGATACCACCGCGTTTGGCCGGATCATATTTCGATTTGTCCAATTTGACCGACGAATTTGGGCCGATGTGGATCTTCGATTCGTCGATCAAACCAAGCCCGGCGACGCTGTTTGCGCGCGTATTCACCCATTGATCGCCGTAGACCACACCGCCTTTGTACAATGGCGAAGCATGACCCATCACGTTGCTTTCAACTGTGCCGCGAATGTCGATTGCATGCCCGATGCGGTTCGCCCCGACCCCAGCTCCTTGCGCCACCGCCGTCGAAACCATCGTAAGCCAACACAATCCGGCGATCCCTATTCTACTTGTGCTCTGCCGCATGGGTGCGAAGATGTTCATTGATCAGGTTATAGGTCGAATCGAGCGACTGAATGATTCTCGTTTGTTGCTCCTGCACTCGAGTCATATCGCTTTTCAGAACATCGATACTGCTGCGAATGACAGTGGACTCCTTGGTGAATACCACAAGATTCTCGTGATTTCGATTCTCCAAAGCATCGAGCCGTTTCATGCCAACATCAAGCTGAGCGTTTGTGCGCTCTAGCGTCTGTCGCAACAGCGGCAGTTGTCTTGTTCCTTGCTCGTCAAAACGCAGCAAGGTGTTCACGATATTCGTGGCTTGAAGCTCTAGTGCCGAGAGCCGTGCGCCAAGCTGCGCGGCCCAAATCAAACCAAGAAGGGCCTGCGTCGCTAAGAAGATGAGCAAACCCGAGGCAATAGCGGGGAAAGATCGGTAGAGAACGCCATTTGCCCGCGCGTGGAAGGGATCGCTCATAATCCGGCCAGAGCAACGCCTATCGCGATGACCGTCTCGCGCCCCGGCCACTCGTCTGGGAGCAAATCATGCTCTACCTGAAACTTGCGCACCGCCGCTCTGCTCATCTGTCCGTGAATGCCGTCGAGCGGACCGGGGTCGTAGCCAAGCTTTTTGAGCTTTTCCTGAACCCACAGAGCATCGAACGTGGCCACGGGAGCCTGCGCCGCGAGCATGGCCTGCTCCTCCGGCATCATCCGAGCGTACAACTCGCGTCCGCGGCTGATCACTTTGGGCAGTTGAAGCTTGATGACATCGATGATGGGCTGCGCGTCGGCCCACAGCGCCATGATCTCAGCACGCAGACTGAATGCCTTCAGGCCCAGACCCACGACATCGACATGGGTCTCCTGGACCTCTCGTTCAATCACAATCCCCGTGAGCCGTTTGCTCATCGTCTCAATCATTCTTGCAGCGCTTCGTTTATCTCGCGCTCGGCGGCACCGTAGTTGTCATAATAATCCATCGCGTTCTGTGTCCGTAGCGCCGAGCGCGCTAAGTGCAACGTGTGCCTTGTCACAGCCACAAGCTGCTGATCTTGCCAGCTTGGCGTATGCGCGCTCCCCTTGTAAATCTTAGCCCACACTGGACGCTCGGGAACTCTCAAGCGAAGTCTCTCCTTAAATCTTTTCTGCCAACTCCATCAGTCGTTGCTCTGCCTGCTCCAATCTCGCCCACCGCTCGGGCGGGTGGCGTTCAAACCGCGGTATCACAGGCGGCCAGAATGCCATGCGCGCGTCACGCCATTCTCTGACTGCATCCAGCACTCCAATTAAATTGACCTCCATGAAATGCTCTCCGTAATATTTAGGTGCCAGCTCCCGTCTTCACTGTTCCCGTGATGGGATTCACAGTCGGGACATCCGCGCGGATCGCCACACGATCCGGCACCGAGGTCGTGCCGTATTTGACGTAAATCCCCCAGACGAATGTCACCAGCCAAACGATGCCGCCGACAATGGTCGACCACTGTTCTCCTGTTGCGTATCCCGTTGCGGCGGCGGCAGGACCTAGCGTCAACAGGCTGTATCGCAGCAGCTGCATCCACATGTCGAAATTCATAGACGCCTCCTATCAGGCTGTCTTGCGCCCAGTAAGCGCTCCGACTGCCGCAATGACGGCCGCCTGCGTGAGCTGCCCGGCGAGACCGTCAACCACAAGCCCAGCTTGCTTCTGGAACGCCTGCACCGCAGCGCGGGTTCTTGGACCATACTGCCCATCAACCACAAGTTTCGGGCTCGGTACGACCAGAGCATTGAGACTGCCTTGCAGCCACTTCGTCACGTTGGGATCGAACGCCGCGATGGCACCGCCGACAACGTGAAGTTCGGGCTTCGCGGATGGAAATAGAGCGCCGCCCACGGTCTCAAGAATCTTAGCCAGCGGCTGCGATAGCGCTTTTATTTTCGCGCTGAGATCGCTGTTCGAACTTGCCGCATCGATGGCTGCCTTGACTGCGGGACCGTACTGAATTGCGAGCTGAAGAATCGTGAGCGGGTCCATCGCATCCTCCTTTAGTTTTTTATTTCACCATTACGACTGAAACACCTAGCCAAGAGATAATCCGACAAAACTCGCTGTTGTGCCATCGAGGGAGCGCAAAAAATCTATACGCTTTCTTAATCCTCAATCCCGATTCGAAAGGCAAGCAAAGTCCTCCTCACGCAACCGCTTCAATCAACTCCTGTACTTGCCTGAGCAGATCGTCCGCCTCTTTCTTGAGTGTCACCTCGCGCCGGTTGATCGGACCCCAATGCTGCCGAAGCGTCCGCATACCAACACCTGTGACCATCACATGAAACAGCGGACAGAACCGCGACAGCCACTGATAGCGCGCGCCGTCGCCACTGCCGTAGCAGTTCAAGTTGTTCGCTGTCGGCTCGACGTTTTCCTTGAACTCTTTTAGGAACCCATTCGGGTTGAGCCAGAACTCATCAAGCAACGGCGGGATCGCGGAGCTGGCGCTGCTGATATTGAACGATGTCTGGAACAAACCGGCCTCGGCTGTCGTACTTTCAACATTGGAGGCCGATAAATCCCGACCCTCACAATATCGGGCACTTGATTCGCGTGGACCAAGTCCAATCATCATCACGAATAGGTGCCGCAACGTATCGATGCCAGCCTTCTTGTTGCTTATACCGAGCTTGGTGAATTCTTGCTCATACCAAGCCAGCGCATCCTTGTCGGAACTGCCCTGCGCCTTGGCCATGATGGTTACGGCGTCGTCATCCTCCTGCAATAAGCGCGCAGCATACGCAAAGGACATCGCCATGGCAGGCACATATCCAGGAGGCGTGATGTCGCGATCCGGCCACTCATAGTCCGCGATTTCCGATTGAGCTGCCATCGCGTAAATCTGATCAGCGACGTTCTTCGGCAGACAAGGCTCGCCCTCTCTTACACGCTCATCCAGATCGTCAACCTGCTCCCAAGTCTTAGGCCCGACCTTCCCATCGACACCCAGGCCGCATGCCGCTTGAAATGCTCGCACCCACGTATCAGTGATCGAACCGAAATTGCCGTCCGCATTGAGCACGCCCAGCGACTTCTGCAGCTCAGAAACGTAAGGCCCTTTGTCCCCTTTTTGCAGCGTCGGTCTATCGCCAGATGGCGGCACGGGCTCAGGGACAGGCGGCGGTGTTGGCCCCGGCTGTATCGCCTCGCCTGACACCGCCTGCGCGATTGCCGTAGCTATAGAATTAAAATTCCCCCGATATAGGTCGGCGTCGGCCTTGCTGTCCACAAAACATACCTCGATCAAAATCGCGGGCTCCTCAGTATTATTGAGGAAGAAAAGCGAGGTGCTTTTTTTCGGCCCTCGATCAATCAGGTGACCAGCATCGGCAACAGCGGTCGCAACCGCTTCCGCCAGCGTGCTCTGCGTTACATACCAACACTCGGTCCCTACTGGTTTGCTGGTACTCACATTGGCGTTGAAGTGGACCGAAATATCGAGGTCGCGCGTCTTGCTGTTATGGAAATCGACGATGCGGTTGAGATTCTCATTCTGGTCGTCGCTGACATCATCATGGTAAGTGGTCGTATCGACACCACCGCCCCGCAGCACAGTCGCGACCTGCTCAACGACCCGACGCGCCTCGTCAACCTCATCGAGGCCCCAAGGCTCTGGACCCGCGGCCCCGCGGATGTGCAAGCCGTGCCCCGAACTGATGACTATTTTCATTTGCTCTCCGGTGCGAGAACTGATTCTCGCTTCTCAATCGCGGTTATAGATTGAACATACGCGCCTCTGGCATTGTTGGCTCCCTTCACCGCTCGAGGGGGCTGACCAATATTCGCGGCATAGTCCGTCACCCAGATATCGAACAACCTCCTGATGTGCGCTTTGTACGCTTCGTCGATTGCCTCCCTATCCAGTTTGATTAGGTGGCTCTCGAATCTCGGCGGCACGAGGGCGATTGGCTGCCCCTCCACCGTGAACATCCCTACAACGAACAATACCAAGAGAGCGGCAATAACTATGACCACCGTCGCGACGATCCGCTGCGGCACAGTCAAATCTTCTAGACGCCACACCGTCGCTCCCTTTCACCTAACCGGGGTCGGTGGCTCCGGCAGACCCTCTACCATCAACGCCACCGACCACCTCCGCCTCATCCCAGGTCACGCCGATTAGACCCGGCGGGCGAGGCGAACCTCTTAAATGACCGGCTTATCGACCGGAGTACCGGGATCCATGGTGACAACGCGAGCGCTGGTGCGAGGATCGAGCGTCACGTTGCAATCAATCGCCCCCATCACATCTTGCACGCCCTCCGGCGTGGTGTCGGCATCCGCCGTCACGACAATGCGACATGTACCCGCCAAAACACTAACGGCCTCGCCACTCCACGTGATGTTGTCGGTGGAAGTAAGCTCCGACACTTTGGCCACGGTCTCGTCAGACGACGCAGCAGTCGGAGCGCCGTCGATGGCGGCGGGGCGTCCACGACCATCCCTAACAACGAAAGTGAACGGAAGCTTCTGCTCGGTAGTGAAATCGACCATAATTTTTCTCCTTTAGTTGATCGGCTTGTCCTGCGGGACACCCGGAATGATGATGACCTCTTTGGCGTTTAGAACTTTCATCGCGCCAACGATGTACTCTCTAAGCAAGGCGAACTCACCGGCCATCGTCAATGTGTACGCCGTCGTTAGATAAATACGAATAAGGCTCATCTAGTCCTTCCACGTGATCGCCTTCACCGCCCACATCTGCGCCGTCTGCGCCTCGATGATCGCCACCGAGTACAGTCGCGCCTTCTCGCTGCTTGAGCCGGAACGAGCGTCGTCGCAGTAGTCGATGATCTCGGCATAGAGCTTTTTAATTCGCTCGACGTCGTGATCGCCGCTCGGGTTGAAGCTCAGCCCTACTGCTTTCTCGCCATATGTCATTTCGTGATCTGCCTCCTATTTTGTGAACCTGGCACAGCCATCCACGAAAGCGATCAGCGTCATACAGACTACGCCACTGCCAAATCCTAATGCGAACATAAGTAGATGCTCAGTCATCGCGTGTCTGCTCCAGCATCTCGTGGCCTTTGTCGAATAACTCCTTCGATATCTTGCCGCTCTTCACAGCTTGACGGCGTCCCGCACGATCCGATTTGAGGAACAGCTCACGACAATCAAATCGCTGGCACACGTGTGGTGCTTGGCCATGGATTGAACAGCCGTTTTCAGCCAAGTACACGCAATCACCGTTCGGCTTCCGCTGCAAAGCACGACCCAATCGTGTTCCATCTCGTGCTGTGATCCAAGCCCAATCATATTTCTCGTACTCCTCTTCGGCCAACGGCACGATCAGCGTCTTGCAACAGAGCTGACACTTTCCACACGGAACATCGGCGCGCAGAGTATTCCTATCGACGATGTCGTTCTGTGCCATCGATGCCAGCGTAGGCAAACGATGAGACGGGAACGCCGCCGAGCCCATCCCACCGTTCCCTCGCGGCGATTTAAGCATCACATCACCTGCAATCTACGCAAATGTCCGGAGCCGTTATCGGAGGATAGTGTAGTTCCGAATTGAAGAGGCACCTTATAGCCGAACAGCATGTTGGCAGCAGCGACTAACAAACCGACCAGAACTATCGCTCCCAACACGTACTTAACCGGCGTGATCCACGGGCCGCCGCCCATGTTTCTCCCGATCCAATCGATGACCAGGTTGATGATGTAGAGAATGACCACAGCGACGATCACCGCAACCGCAAACCACACGATGCCCAATGGCGAAACCGTAACCCCAGATGCCAATCCGAAGACCGCAGCAATGGTGACCACAAGCCCAATCAATAACAAAGCTCCGATTGCGATCTTGGCAATGCGGGCAAAGAACTCATCCGGTGCCACTTTGTCGATTGAGAGAAAAAATATGCCGCCTGCCGCCAGCAGCGCAATTACGTTTACCAGGAACTGCACCAACCCCGAGCCCGACATCACATCGTCTCCTAATTTAATTTTTTGGTTGGCTGAACTCCGACTCGCATCGCGAACTCTACCATGAAACGAAAGTCAACCTACTCCAGCTTTCCGCCGTTTCCTTCAGAAGTTAATTCTTCCTCTTCTTCGAAACGATCACGCACGTAATGCAGCACACGCGCCTGAGCGCGCTTACTCAATGGCTTGAGCGTGCCCATGATGACGACGAATGCTCGCACCGCCGGATCATCCAGTCCGGTGCGAATAGCATCCGCCTCACGACGATCTTTAACCTCTATGCTCGCCTTCATATACCCTCCCTACCGCTTGATCATGATAAGCGCCAGCTCCCTGCCGAACGGCTCACGCTTGTCGATTATCTCGAAACGCTTCTCGACCTCGGCCATGAACTCCTGACGCTCGAAGCCGGGATGCCCAACGAACGGCTCCCAGAAGTCGGTCGCCAGCGCATAGCGAGTCCTCTTGTCGCCATACGCAAGCATGTTGTCGAGGATCGCGCACCAGCCGATTGTGTGATCGATGCAGTTCCAGCAGATCACCGTGTTCGCATGCAGCTTGTCGATCAGAAATTCGGCAGGGTGCGCGTGAACCTCCACGCCGTACCACCACTCCGGCGGCACCAACTTGCGATACTCGAGCGCGAGCGGCTCGATAGCAATGCAAGGCGCAAATGGTGGACGAGGACCGCAGCCAATATCGAGGACGACACCGTACGGCTTAATAAATTCCCTAACCTCACTCCAGACTTTCAGGAATTCGGCATCGTCTAGCGAGTGGCCATTCGCAAGATGATCCTTCCACCACTGAAGCTCAAACGGTTGATGCGTGAGATGCCACGCATCCCAGGTGCGAAGATCCGGCTGCTCCTGCATCTACTTCCTCTTGACGTAAAAACGAACGATGAGGATTAGCAAACATATCAGCACGCCAGCGTAGGCCCCAAACGGTGCCCATCCACACATAGCTCACCCTTCGTCCATAAATATTTTTTTAGCCTCGACCAAGTTCGATGGAATGGGCGGTTCTTGAATCGCCCACTGCAATTGACGCAGTAGTTACCACGATTCCACCTATGTCAAGTTTTCGAAACACGTCGCACTAAGCCTTATATCATGCGGGTTTCTTGCATGCGAGTCGCGTCAAATCGGAAAATCCCAAAAGTCGATTTGCTATAATGCATCGTTCAGTCGAGGTCGTCTCGATTGACCGGGATGTTTGACATTGTGAACCACGAACAGAAAACCCCGGGCGTTGACGCGCCCGAGGCCCGGATCACTTATGTGTTCACGGAAACAGAGGTGGGAGAATGAAACAATCTCCCGCGCCGGTTGTCAACTCACCGGACAAAAAGTTGGACCGCATGGAAGCGCGGCGCGAAAAGCTTCTCGTGACCATCGAGCGTGCCGAACGCACATTCGAGAAACACGACAAGGCAGCCAAGCGCTGGCTCAAGCGTCTCGCCGTGATGAACGGCAAGAGGCGCAGAGCCGACAAGGCAATCGTGAAAGCGAAAGCCGAGGCTGCCAATACTCTGGTTGGATCAACCAAGCCTAAGTCAGTCAAGGTTGATCCAACCACACAGCTCGGCGTACTTGGTCCCGCTCCGGGCTTCAACGGCAAGGGTGAGCGAGTGCCGGATGACGGCCTCGACATACCCAAGAACTTGCGCCGTGAGCCCAAGCGCAAACCGGTCAATCCGGTGAAGCTCGCCGATGATCCAAACCTGCTGCAGAAAGTCGAGGGACAGCTCGATAGGCAGAAGCGGATGAAAGCGATGGGCTTCCATCCGACCAAACGCTAACTCAAACCCCCAGCTCTTAACCGGGCTGGGGGATTTTTTTCGCGACACCCATGACGACGATGTTGCGTGCCGTCATACCAATTCCTTATCGACCAGCAGCTCTTCCGGTGCGGTTATGACGACGACATTGCTGCCTTCCGTTCGCTCGACCTCGATTGCACTCTTGGGAAGCCACGCTTTGTGCTCGCCGTCCACAGTGACCAGAACCGCGCCGTCAGTCTCGTGGATCAACGTGCATTCAAGGTCATGCAGTTTCATCTTCCGGGCCATCGATTTCACAGTCCTCGTAACCCGATCAGCAACATTGCACCGATTATCATCAGCGCAACCAACACTACCGCCCCAAGCATTATCCAATCTTCAAAACCGTGGTTCATCAGATTCAATGTAAACAGGTTGAAAACTCGGACTCGCGCGTTGCGTCAACGCTGCGCCACACTTCTTACAGTGTGTCGGTAGGTGCTCATCGCCAAGCCGACCCTGCCAGGTCGCAATCCATGTATGAGTGCCGAAGACGCGCTCGGGATCATTGGGACAGTAAATATACATCACATCCACCTTGTTCCGTTCACATATAGACACCATCCACACCACTGCACATGATGCCATTTCTTCCGCAATCTAATCCACATCATCCCACCCAATCCATCGTGGACGGATATCGATACTTGCTCGCGATCTTGTTGAACGCGCCAGTAGATGCATCGACCTGATCCTTGTACTTGCCAACCGGAAAGTGCTCGTGCTCGTCCAGATAATCCCGGTTCCAATCTCCGAGCACAAGCCGCACATTGCCCGCCTGCCACTGCGCTGCGAACGGATCCGCACGCACCTCCTTCGCTCCGATCACCCGATCCGCCTCGACGCTGAAACCGGCAAGCATCCTGACGCTCGACTCGGCGCTCTCCTTGCCGCCCGAGCCCGGCTCCTGCTCAAGATAAATCCTGGTCAGGTGATAGAGCTTTTGATCGACCTCGGCAGTCTGCCTAATCATCCGCTCACGATCCAATGCTGACCAGCGCCCACGCCTCACATCAACAACGACGTACGTATCATCGCGCATGCGCAGCATCAGGACGCCAGCCGTATATGCACCGCCATCCTTGGTCCCAGCCTTGTCCCAATAGCGCACAGCAGCCTGCACATCGGCTTGCGCTGGACGCTCTGGGATGACCACCGCCTTGTCGACCGGAAACATCTCGCCGCCGACAATGATCGGTGCTTGCTGATATACCGATTGCCAGCCCGCCAAGGTCATCAAGCCACGTTGTTTCTCGAGGAACTCCAATGATTTGAGTTCGGGAAATAGCGGCACGCCCTTCTTGCGCAACAATGTGCCGTCGGCAGCTCTCTCGTCTTCCTCGGCCAGCGCCGGATAACGACACACACGCACATCAGGATGGTTCTCCATTAATCGACCAGCCGGATCGTCCAAGTGCCAGCGAGTCATGATCATCAGCAGCGCGGCCCGATCAGAGAACCGCGTCATGAAATCGTCGGTCATCCAACTCCACGTCTTGTCGCGTATCAGCTGAGAGCTAGCCTCGGCGCGTCCTTTGATCGGATCGTCGATCACGCCAATGTCCAAGCCTTCGCCGGTCACCGCGCCTTCTACAGTTGTGGAACGGAAGTAACCTCGATCAGCGCCTTGCCCAGCAAACTCAATCGTCTGACTATTCTGTCGCTCAATAATCTGACCGAAGATCGCTGTGTGCTTCGGGTTGTTGAAAATCCTTTGCAGGCGAAGATTGGCGCGTATGCCCAAGCGATCACTGAAGGACGCAAAGATGATCCTTAGATCGGGCTGCCCCATCAGGCACGATTGCCCGACCGCCCAGGATAGAAAATCAACCGCCATCGACGACTTGCCATGCTGCGGTGGTGACTGCAGCAACAGCTTTGGCCTCAGACCAGCGCGATACTCCATCCAGAAGCGGTGCAGCTCGAGCGCTACCTCGCGCTGCCACCAACCTACGAGCATGCGCGGGTTCATGTACTGGCGATAAGCCCAGAACGACTCGCGCGATTCGAGGCAGGCCATCTGATCGACGAGATGTAGATCGCCGTACGTGAAAGTTCTCTCAGCTACGATGTCTGTGTGGATGTTCATCATGAGATCTTCATCGGCCAGAAAATACACCGCATCTCGAATGTACCAGGCCAAAAGCAGGCATGGCATTGACCGTCAGGAGATGGCCGCACGTTGCTTTTTTTGCCGAAATACTGCTTGCCGTGGCTGTTGAGCACAACAATTTCTATCGACGTTCCGTGGCCGGACCAACGAACTTCCTCGCTGAATTCCGCACATGGCACCGGCCTGCAGTCCTGATCGTCGCAGCACTCGGATGGATAATTGTCGTGCGCCCACACTAGATCGAACAGCAAGAACCAGAACAACGTGGTGACAAGGATCAGGAACGCGACAGCGAACGCGCGTGCTGTGCTTACTTTTCCAGACGGCCACCAAAGCAAGTACATGCCTACATCCCCGACCGCCGCCCCATCGAGATCATCCTCTCCAGATTATTGCAACGATAAAGAGCATGGCTGCAGCCGCAATCAATAGCCCAAAAAGTTGGCCAGCCAGCAATGTCGCGTATTCCAACGGATGGGCGCGGCGATAACTGACGGCGGTAAACTTTTCCCATTCTCGCTTGGTCGGCCCCTTATTACTCATTCTCGATTCTCCAACGAACGCATAATCCCGCGCGCATCTTCGACAGTCGGCAGATTATTATCTTGCTCATCCAGGGCGGCCATTCTTCGCATGACCCGCAATAGAATTTGGACGTGACACTCAAAATCACTCACGTCATTTTTGGTCAGCCGCCCGGGAAAACGAACCTCAATCGGCCCATACTCCGCTTCGATCCGCAATAGCCTGTTCTCCATCTTCCTCTCCTCGTGCGCGAACCAAAGCCCGCCCCCCCTATCCTCGCGCTCGCAAGGCGTCCACATATCGGGCACCTCATCTCGTCGGTCATTTTTGTTTTTCTCGGAATTTACGCACGCGCTGAGCATTCGCCTCGCGTCGCCTTGCGCATTCTGGACATTCGCTTGGCGGCAAAACGGCGGGACAGATACCCGCCTTTTCGGCAACCTCACAGATCGCCATCACATCCATATTGCGGGGCATCGCCCGACGCACTCGAGCAATGATTGAAAGCATAGGCTCGCTCTTGGGCATGACTGTAACGTATCACAAGGCTGTTACGTTACAAACTCACCCCGGCACCTCGATGCCTTCGTCGGGGATACACTCCGCAAGCGCCTTAACAATCGCCGCACTTTGGTCCCGTGTAGTCGCAAATCCAAGAACCGAGACCGTGAACCTGGTCTCGTTATTTTCGTCGATCAGCCACAGGCCCGGCTGGCCTTGTCCCATCACCCTTACCGCCGCCCGAAGCCTCATCTTGCTGCCTCCCGTTTGCATCAGAACCGTTCCCCTCGATGCGCCGCTGCGCCTCTAGCTCAAGCGTCGGGCGATCTACGCCGAATACAAAGGTAGGCAAGCCGCGCTCTTCAAGCTTGCGCGCTAGCTCTTCCCGTTTAATTTCAAGCGTCATCTGCAGCTCACCATGCGGGCCCGAACCTTGAATGTTCACCGGCAACAGCCTCGGATACATCGTGGTCCAGAATGCATATTCGTGCTGTGGCGATTCCTTGATCCAGGCGACCAGCCGCTCCATGCCGCCGATCTCACGAGCTGCGCCCAATAGAACCGAGCGCACCTCAACCGTGCGCTTGTTCGGCACGCCTTTCTTGCGCCCAAAAGGACGCTCGCCTTTTTGAAATGGGCGTCCAGGTCCAGGCATTTGAGCTACCTTGAGCTACGTTTACCTGAGTAATATTTAGGACGGTGGCAAACCGACCTCAACCATTATCGGCGGGTGAACAGTTCCGAGAATACGCACATGTACGGCCGCACCTGCATTAAGTGCTTCTAATTCCTTCGGTGTTGGCAACCAGGCTGTCGTCATACATGGTGTCTCCTGCCCATGCACTTTGGTGTTGATTAGATCGTACCGCACCGGCAATTCCATCCGTCCGATCTGCATCAAGCTAACCCCGCTTCCTTGGCCATCTGGTCCGTCATCTGCTCGAGCATACGTGTGCTGTCATCCACGAGCTGGCGAGCCCGCTGCCGCCTCATGCCGCGCTCAACCAAAAGATCGATGGCGACCATCCGCGCGAGTCCCATCACGATCAACGCCGTTTCATTGTTGCTGCGTTGGCGCAATGCTTCACCAAACGCGCACCGCACGAGATAACGTGCCATGGCCAGACGCGGATCGCGGTCATCGCAGCAGCCCGTTGGAATGCTCATCGGTCATGTCCGATAGAAAGCCGCAAACTCAAGGCGATACTTTTGCCAACGCTGATTTTCGATCATAACCTCGACTTGAGCGTCATGCAGCTCGGCTCCCTCGGGCACCCCGACCATGCCGGTGATGCGTCTACCGCCCCCCTTTGGCCCGGTCGGGCGGGAATAGACGAACCGAAAATAGGTGCCTGCCTGCGCACTAATGGCTTCGATCTCGCTGTCGGTAAGAACGTCGCGCATTGGAGTGCTCATCGCGCGAGAATTTATTCCTCTTTGGCCTGTAGATGAGCCACGGCCGCCTTAGTGGCGGGACCGTAAACGCCGTCGACCACAAGCTTGGAGTCGGTGAGCAGATTGCAAGCCTGCTGCATCCGCCTGATATCCGCTTTGTCTAGACTGCCCCACGCACGACCACTACCCGATCCACGGTAGTAAGCCATCGCCTTTATCCAGCGCCACACAAGCCAGTCGCACATCCGGGGCCTCCTAACTCAAGTTGCTAGTTTGCTCACCAAGTACAATGAGCACGTTGACCGCGCGCTTTCCCGGCTCATATTCCTCAAGCCATCTCCGCACGATGTCATCGGGTTTGTACCCGCAAGCCTTGACCAACATCTCCATCGCCGCAGGTGACGGCACCTTGCGCGCAGCGGGCGATGACATTGAAACGTGCAGCAAAAACCCGGCTGGCTGCTCCTCGCATGTGATCGATACTCGCCAGCCCAATGGAAGCATAACCTGAACCGGATCGCGCGGGATTACTGGCACTCCCACACGATCAGCTAGCGTCAGTTCGTCGGTAGGTTGGTTTGGCGTGACACCATGTTTCAGTACATCCCACGGGATCGGATGTGCGCGCGCCTTCTCAGCAGCAGCACGCAGCCGAATCTCATCGTTTGGTCCTATGACAAATGCGGTCATAAAGGCTACTCCACCAACGTCTCTTTCTGATACGCGACTTAGTCGTGGCCCACTCGGTATCGCCACAAGCTTGACAGGCATAGACCTGTACTTGTGGCATTGCGTGTAGATTACGCTGACGATTGCGCCATTGCTTCTCACTGGTCGCGCACCAAGATTCACAGAATACGCAAGTCATCGTGCCGTCCGGGATCTTAGTTGTGCTTTTCGCTTTACATGTTCGAACACATAGGCCGCAAATGCCCGTTTCTCGTCCCCGACATATAGCGCACCGTCATTTCCCCCATGGCTCAATCCTGCGCACGATCCCACTCGGTATTCTATTCGGATCATCACGCCATTGCGGGCACGGGCGAACGCGGTCACCGACCTTGAAGCGCATGTGATGCGACCATTGGATTCACTCACTCCTCCTCTTCATCCGGCGCAAGGACTCGGAAGCTCTCTTGCCGCACCAATTTTTTTTCGATAGTTTCGCGCTCTCGCCATAAGGTCAGCACGATCTGAATTGATTCCCGATCACCCTTAAGGGCGGCGGGATAGACCGCAGTGAGCATCTGATCGATGCGGCGAAGATCAGCAGAAATACGATCAGGCTTTTTCGTCGCTCGATTTTTCTTTGCCCCGACCACGGCCTTATTCCTTTTGGTCCCACCCCTCCGTCGCTCCACGCCAACGGTTCTCAAATTCGGATAACGGCTTGGGGAGATCATTTGCTGTTGGTTTCGGTGGATCGGCAGTCGGCGGCCAATAAAGCTCATCGCGTGCTTTCATTGACGGCCCTACGTACCAACATTTGTCATCGCGGATGCCGACGCCGTAGCCCGGAATCTTCGTGCGATAGTGCCATCCATCGCCTACGGCCGGTTTGGCTTCACAAGCGACGCGCTCACCACCACGCACCGGTCGGCCAAATAGAGCAAACGCAATCGCAATGATGGCAGTCATCAATGCAAACGATACAAGCAAGTCCACATAGAACCTGTCCGACCTTCCCATTTTAAATCAGCTCCTTCTCGATATTCTTTGATCGCCGCTTAGGGCGCATTTCGGCTGTAGGAAACATCGATGCCCTAACTGCAGCTTGATCAACCATTCCCTCTGCAAGCAAAAATTTGGTCACGATCTGCTTAAGTGCGACCGGGCGTTCCAGCAGCTCATGCTGTCCATATCTATCGATGGCCTCTAGCAGCCAGCGCGGCCAGCGGATTGCGATCATGGTGTTTTTGCCGGTGGCTGGCCTCCCCACTTTCCTGGGTTGCAGTTTTCGCGCCATGGCTTTACTCCTCTCTTACCCCAAAATGCCAGAAGTGCCCATTTTACGGGCCTTTCTCGCCTTGTAGTAGCCCTAAAAAATCACCTTATTTATGCTTGCACTAACTCCGCTGGGTCCTTATATTGAGCATATACAACTTTCACAGTACAGGCACAAGGTAGGAGTTCGCCCAGACCAGACATCGTCAGCCCTGCATTCGGCGTCAAGACGAGAAAGGCAATGTTCGTCGAGGCACCGAAACGAAACGCCCGCTAGGCGTAAGGCACGAACTGGGCCACGCGCGCAAATGCGTCAGGAGCCCGATGTAGTCCACGCACGCGACTGTGTGGTGCAGGAATTCCGCAATGGTCGGCAAATAAACAATGCGCTGTTTGTGAGTAGCAGCAGCGGGCGGACTTTCTGAACGGGATCGACAAAATGCCTAAGAACCGAATCATCCAACCCGGTGAAACCCGCAAGTTCAATTGCGGCGATGTGGTCGCTCGCGAGGATGATGAAAGACATGAAGGTGTTGTCGTCGCTGTGCTTGGAAACGACGCTCGCGTGCTTTGGCCAGGCTTCGGCCAGCAGGGCGCGAAAGAGGACATCGATCAGGACGATCTCGTTTTGATCAAACGGCGGAAACATAGCAGCGGCGGCACCGATCCAAGTTTGAGGCCTCAGACAATGGCCGAGAGCCCGCGCGCCAACCTAGAACGTGGATGGCTGAACGGGAGAAGGGCGCGGCGATGAACACGGCGAAAGCAGTGCTGTGGCGCATGGCGCGGCGTGCCTTCGGCCACACTGGTCCACAACTCGCTGGCACAGCCACTCACGATGGGCGCGAGCTTGATCTCTTCTTACGCGCACTTGAAGAGTTCATCGACGCAAAACTGCAAGAGAGGAATGAACGACATGACACAACCTCCGAAGTATCGAGACTACGGTCTTAATGAATGCGCTCGCGCATTGAAGAAGCTGCAAGCGGAACGGCCCAACGCCACATTCTTTCAGAAATGGACTTGCGGTGGCTGCGGCAAGCGCATCGTCGGCAATACCCCGAACAAGCTGTTCGAGCGCGGACATTGTGAGGAGTGCGGCCACATCACTGACATTCGCAAAACCGGCTGTAATTACGCAATTCACATGGTGATCGGCGGCTTGGCTGATGCCGCGCCCAAGGGGAGCGCATGATGATGTTGGACTGGATAGCGCTGCATCAAGACATGAGAGCGGACATGCTCGGCTTGCTGCCAGGCATGCTCGATGAAAACGATCCGCGTCCAGCGCGTGAGCAATTCGACGCCAATTATCAACATGGCGGCGGCTGGCGACCGTTCAATGGCTTCAAGCTGACCGCCAATTATTCACTGCTCTATCCCGGCGATCCGCCGATGCGGGCATTGGCGATGACTAAGCTGCGCGACGAGCTGATCATCTTCCACGATTACAGCTGGGTCACAATCATCCAGCCTGATGGCTCACACGAAACCTGCAGGATGGACTGAACATGACCGAACAGCACACACCTGGACCGTGGAAGGTCAACAAACGCGGCCATGTCCTAGACGGAGACGGGAATCTCCTTGTTCCTTGGGACACGATGGCAGACCGGGGCGACATTGAAGTCCGCGCCAACGCCCATCTGATCGCCGCCGCGCCCGACCTATACGTCATAGCCACACATCCAGTCCTTGAGCAGATACTCAAGGAGAGCAATCACCCTAGCGTGGCCGTGATCTTCGAGCCTATGCGCCGCGCCGCCATCGCCAAGGCTGAAGGAAGACAAACATGACGCGCGAATACTGGGCCCGATACCGGAAACAACAGCTCGGACCGTTTGCGACACGGCTCGAAGCTATCGCAGCAATGCGCAAGCGCATCAAAGGCTGGCCGATCAAATACAAGGAAGTGATCGCCACCGGTTACGGTGTTGATGGAATGCATTTCGACATTCAATGGGTGAAAGCAGCAGAGGAGAATGACAATGACTGACGATCCCACTGAGAACGTACGCATGGTCATGCTGGCAACAGGCCAGCCACAGCGCGATCTCGCGGAAGCGAAGCAGCGCTGGGACACCGATCAACTCCGCGAGGAGTTCGAGGTGATCGGCTTCATGGCTCCGTTCGTCGTTGTTCGCCGTAAGGCTGACGGCGTCAAGGGCTCGATGGAGTTCACGCACAATCCTCGGTTTTATTTCAACTTCGTGCCGGACTGAAAGGAGCAAGGCTGTGTTCAAATCGCAAACACAACCGCTGTGCCGATGGTGCGGCAAGCGCATCGCCAAGCGTACTAATCACCGCCCTGTCGGAAGAATTGGTACGTACGACTTTGATAGACCAACCACCGTCGAGGATTGCAAGAAGCTCACCAACGAGCAGATTGTGTCAGTCAAATATCATTATGAGACTGATACCAATTACGACCGTACCGGTCGTCGAACAATCTACAGCTACAACACTTGGGACGGTCAGAGCTACGCCGACGAATATTTCTGCAATGGCGAGCATGCGCGCTGGTTCGGTTATGCCGCTGCAGAAAAAGGCCTCGCGATGCCAGCCTACAACAAAGCGATGAAGTTGCCCGACAAAATAGGAGGATGAAATGGGAATGGATGTCTACGGCAATAAACCGACTACCAAGGAAGGCGAATACTTCCGGTCTTCCGTCTGGTCCTGGCGTCCACTCGCGGCGTATGTCTGCGACATCGCGCCGGAGATCACCGCTAAGTGCAAATATTGGCAAAGCAACGACGGCGACGGTCTAAACGCAGCTGACAGCGCCAAGCTGGCAGACGCGCTGCAGGCCGAGATCGATGCCGGGCGAACCAAGGGCTTCGAACGGATTCGCCGATCAGAGATCGAGAGTTTGCCCGATGAAGATTGTGAGCTGTGCGAAGGCACAGGAACACGCAAGGCTGTCCCGCAACGTGGTGCCGGTGATCCGAAGAACGGCGGCATCCCGTGCAACGGATGCGGCACAACCGGACATAAGCGACCGCCTGACGCGATGTACCCATTTGAAACCGAACATGTGCAGGAATTCGTAATGTTCCTGCGCAGCTGCGGTGGATTCAAAATCTACTGACAAACCGACAATGGCGGGAACAACTCCTGACGGCCAGCGCGGGGGTCGGAAAACGGAAGGTGTCCTGCGGGCCCGCCATTTCAATGAGACATGACCCGTACAAGGACGCCGATCCGCGCAAACTCAAAACCAAACCAACGGAGCAGTACCATGCCTTTCGAAACAATCGGCGATCCCAAGAGCGAGGCCAGCGTATCCTGGTCCCGCAACCATTTCCGCATACTCAAAGAGGGAGGCATCTGGGGCGTCCCGCGTTCTGGCCTGATGTTCCGCAAGGAGGGCGGCAAACTCATTTGCATTGCACGCATGCCGCACATCGCGGAAATGCCGATCAATGCCGAGCAGCTGAAAGAACAGCAAGACAGCGACATCGAAGTCATCACCGAATCTTTCGGCCTCGCGGGCATCCCCGTGGAGGATCATTCCAAATGACTCGATTTAGAAAAACATTTCTGGTTCTAGCCATAGGCCTCAGCGCGATAATCGTGGTGCTGATGTTTGAATACACCTTCGGGGACCATCCGGCGATAAAGGAATGTGCGGATAGGATTGCAGCTGGGGGTCCGCGCTCGATTGCGGCCCATGGTGGCAATCCTACAGCTTATTGCAGGCGTCTCATGCGACCAATCATTGAAAACGCAAAAATAGACGCGGCACAAAAGAAGTTTGACGAAGCTAAGCAGAAAGCCTCGAGCAAATGATCGCCATCGACGTACCTAATCTCGACTGCGCAACGACGGATGACCTATTCGAGTTTGCCCGCTGTACTCAACTCTTGTCGCTGTACGCACACGCCAAGGCGGCTGCCGAGATTGCTCGACTCGCAGGTGAGATCGAGCACGCGATGGGTTTCGAGGAGAGCTGTGACGGGTATTACAGCCAGCTGCCGCCAGAGTGGCGATGGTGAACAGAAAAGGGCCGGGAGGAGGGCAACTCCCCCGGCCCTGGTTCCCAACGGAGAATTGAGAACGCCCATTGTCAGGAAGGCGGGCGCACTCACCATACCAACGGAGAAAATCATGTCAATCGATGACCAACCGCTGCCTAACAACACCTACGTTTTGCGGGGCGTTTTTTATGCTTGCAAAAACTGCTGGCTTTCTGTAATTTTAATTTTGGGTATCCCTCACGATGGTTGTGGGTCTGTCGTGTGGTGAAACGGTGTCGAGTCGTGCCCCCAAACTGGCTGCGCAGCCAGAGTCGTCGTGTGAGCCCATACAATGCATGGCGGCAAACGGCTCTTTTAAACCCACCCAACCCAACGGAGAACTACCATGACAATCTTAAGAGCCCGCGCTGGCGACACCCTGTCGCTAGACGAAATGCGTCAACGGCTTCCTGCGATCTTCGCAGAGCGGCCGCATGAGTCCCGCAGCGAGCGGTATGTATACGTGAGTACAAAGGACGTGATGGGCGCGTTGATCGAGGAGGGCTTCGAGCCCGTCGAGGCCCGCGTATCACGCAGCCGCGATGCAAACCGTCAGAACTTTGCAAAGCACCTGGTCCGCTTGCGGTATCGCGAAGAGAAGAAACTGCAAGTCGGCGACACACTGCTGGAAGTCTTTCTGCGCAATGCACACGACGGCACCGCCGCCTACGAACTCGGTGCTGGCCTATTCAAACTGCTGTGCTTGAACGGTATGACCGTGGACGACGGCACGATTGCCTCCGTCCATATCCGCCATTCTGGCAATCGCGAGCGGCAGCTCAAACAGGTGGTCGACGGAGCGTATCAGATTATCGAGCACGCCCCGCTGGCGCTTGAGGCCCCCAAGGTCTGGCCGACTATCAACCTCACACGCGACGAGCAGATGGCATTTGCGGAGTCCGCGCACATCGTCCGGTTTGGCGATGCCGAGGGCAACGTCGATACGCCGATCAAGGCGGACCAGCTTCTGCACCCACGCCGCGAGGCTGACAGAGGCGACGATCTCTGGCGTGTGTTCAACCGTGTGCAAGAGAATACTACGAAAGGTGGACTTAGCGCCCGCTATCGGAACGACCGCCAGCAATGGCGCACCGCCACGACCCGTGAAGTCAGGGGCATCGACGGCGACATTAAGCTGAACCGTGCCCTATGGATGCTCGCGTCAGAGATGGCGAAGTTAAAGTCGTAGAGCAATTTCAGGGCGGGTGACTCTCCGTTGGCCCGCCCTGATGCTCCGCACCTCACGCGGAGCACGGTGCCCGTTGGTCCCCGGACCGGCGGGCACCACCAACGGAGAGAACCGGCAGGGGGAGAGAACTCAAATGTATACCGTATTGTCCGCAAAACTTATGAAACAGGTCAACGAGAAATATGAAAATGCTCAGGGCTATTTTGTCCTCGACCCATGCATGCACGTTGTTTATCGGATGGACCGAAAGGACGAAGCCGAAGCAGCAGCCAGCAGATTGAATCGAATCTCCCGGCTCGACAATTGAAATCGGAAACCAACGGAGATCAACATGACCAACCTGGAAGTATTCGTGCAACCACCCAAAAACCCACGCGAGCGCCGTCACGTCGGCTGGTTGACGGATGGCTACAAACCAACGCCCGACGACTATGAGCGCTGGAACATCAAACGCGAGAATGTCGTCGATGCGCGCATACGCAAGATCGGTGGCCAGCGCTGCTATCTGATTGTCGCCCGTGACGTGATCCCAACCAACGGAGAAACGACATGACGAAACGAACAGACTACCGGCAAGAGCCTAAACCAATGCCGCCGCCGTCGCGATACATTCACGGCGCGGTATGCCCCGCCTGCGAAGCCGAGTGGCTGCATCCAGAGCAGGCGCGCAATGCCCTTTCCCGCTATTGCGATCTCTACATCTGCACGCCCTGCGGGATCCAGGAAGCATTCCGTAACTTCTTTTGGTCGACGCGAGCGCTTGAACGCGGTGCCCGGTTGAATGAGGCCGGGCAAGCCGCTGTGAGCAACGTCATTAGGGAACCAACGGAGAAGCAGTGATGATCTGCGAGGGAATTGGGGGGGGCATGCTATCTCCATAGCTAGCGATACACAACTATGGAGACAACAATGATCGTGATGATCTGCGAGGGAATTGCGGCATGGTGAAGGTTTGGTACTGCTCCGCATGCGGTCAGGAGAACGCATATGACGACGACGTGCGCTGTACGCAATGCCACAAACAATGGGAAGATGAGTTCGATGAGGTCGAAATCGTCGAGCCACTTCCTGAGCAATATCACCGTCGCATCTGCACATGCCAGTGGAGTCCGGTGGACACCGCGACCATCGATCCACCACACATCGTCAAGATCGACCGGGACTGCCCGCATCACGGACGGGAAGCCCCACCGGAGCCAGATCCCGATGAAGCTTACGAGCGTAAGCGGGACGATGCTCAATTCTTCCGTGGAGGAGAAGACGACTATGAATGAGAAGCGAATAACACTGTCGGCGTTGCGCGAGGATGACGCACGCAGACGCGATGAACAAGGACTCATGACCGCCCTTGAGAGGGACATTATGAAGTCATCCACCAATCATCCCTTGCGCTCAGGCGGAACGACGTCCCAACCCGCACCAAACCCGCCGAGAGATGCCAACTCTGCCGATATGACCAAGGCTCGAGAAGTGCTGAGCAACGGCGTTACCCAGGCTCACGGCGATGCTTGTACGGCGCTCGATAAGATCGTCGAGGATGCTCGTGTCCTATTCGAGAAAATCACAGGGAAAGTCGAGGAGCGCAAGAAGAAGCTACAGGAGGAAGGCCAGAAGATTGCCGAAGAGCTGGAAGCTGCCATGCGAGAATTAACCCGCACCCTCGAGTGGGTGGAAAAGCAAGGACCTAGGCTGCGCAAGCCGGAGATGCCGGAGACTAAACCAACGGAGAATTAACCATGAGGACAATCGAATATCGGACTGTGAATAAATCAGACTGGCCGCGCGGCGAGTGGGATGACGAGCCTGACAAGATGCAGTGGCCAGACGAGGCGACCGGCTTGCCGTGTTTGATCGTGCGCAGCGGGATCGGCGCATGGTGTGGGTATGTCGGCATCAGCGAGGGTCATCCGCTGTACGGCAAAGACTGTAACGACGACGACGACTATTTACAGCTTCTTGTCCACGGTGGCGTGACTTTTTCTGCTCGTTGCCAGCCGCAGGATGACAACTCCCACGGCGTCTGCCATGTGCCTGATCCGGGCGAGCCTGATCATGTGTGGTGGATCGGCTTTGATTGCGCCCACGCCTACGACTTGTCGCCGGGCAATCATCGCTTTCCACACTTGCGTTTGCGTGAAGAAGAATACCGCAATGTTGCTTTCGCACGAGCGCAGTGCGCAGAACTGGCACGCCAACTTGCTGGGTACTGGGTAAAATGAAGCTAGGCTGACTTTTAGCTGCCCAGACCTGCGAGGGGATCGTGCGGTAGCTCATCCGCACGATTCTTTTTTTGTGCCTCGATTAGCTTCACCAGCGAGCGTGACACTAAAAACTTAGGTGGCTTCACACCGGCCGATGCCCATCCCTGTTCAATCACCTTACGATCATTCTCGACAAGGCGACGTAGAAGCGCCTCGCGTTTTTCCTTTTCAATTTCAGCAAGCGCATTTCTCAATCCATCATCACCAAGCGTGCCGTCTTTCAACGCCTCCGCGAGCGAACGCCATTTGATTGCAAGCCTCTCTCTCTCCTCCTCACTCGGACCCTCCACATATTCGGGAGCACCAAGAATCTCCCCAATCCGCAACGCTTCCTGTTTCCATGGCTGCGCAATGCTCACCGCGAGCACCCGCACTTGTATCGGCGTCGGCTTGTAAGAATGGCTGATGTCCGGTGCAGTCCCGAGACGAATCCTATTGCATGCTTCCTGCACCGCCCAGGTTGGAATACCTTGCAGCTCCCGCACGTAGATCACAGCCGCAGCCTTGCGCTCAGCCGCCGTCAACTGCTTGATCTGTGCAACATCATAGCTCGCCAGCATATCCATGATCAGGATCGCAATCTCTTTCCTGTCGTGGTGTTTGAACGACGCCATCAAGAGCCGCACACGCTCGGAAAGCATCCTGCGCTCTGACGCACTTGGCATATTCCGCAGATAAAGCGCGTGCTGGCCGTCACGCTCCGAGGCCGACAGGCAACGGTCAATGATGTCCGTTATAGCGCGACCGGGTAGAGATGGTCGCTCCAAATAGGTCCGATTCGCTGCTGCTACTTCCTGTGTCATCGTGTCTCAGATCATCCGCCAGCTCGGCGTAGCTCTTCTCGTGACCGCCGTTCGCTCCTGGATCATCCATCCAGCACCCACCGTTAAGCCACGTTGATGGATGTTTTGTGAATTTAGGGTTCTCGTCCTCGCGTTCAACAGCATACCGTTTTGCGCCCTCTAGAATTTCATGTTCTTGGTTGTGCTTCAACGCTTTGTCCCATGCCTTTCTGGCGGCAAATTTAGCGATGCGACGTGGATAGACTTTCCAAAATTCCTCGAAGCTCATAACAACCTCCATCACAGTCTCCTGTAAACATCGGTTTTTCGGGCGTTGCTCTTGGGGCCGCGCATCTGGCGGCGCTCGCCGGTCAGCACAATCAGATGATGCCTGATCGCCTGCGTCGTCAGGCTGCCGTAGACCTTGACGCTGTGTGGCTGCTCGAGCTGGACATCGAGAAAGTCCAACCGAATATCCTCCGCCGTCCCAGTCCAGCCGTGTGGGATCGCCGCAATCACCATCAGGGCGCGGCCGAACCAATTCCCATCCTCCTCCGAGTTCTCTTTCACCAATGCGAGCCCCTCGTCGCGGAGCTGTGTCGGTGTCGGTCGGCGCTGCTCGTAGAGCCGATCACCAAATAGGTCCTTCATGCCCGTCATGCGTCTACCTCCCTTTTCCAATTCTTTCGGGTCGT